TGCCGGTTGCCGAGGATGCTCCTTTGTATCCGGTTGCCGAGGATGCTCCGTAGTCTCCGGTTGCCGAGGATGCTCCTTTGTCTCCGGTTGCCGAGGATGCTCCACAGTTGCCGGTTGCCGAGGATGCTCCGTAGTCTCCGGTTGCCGAGGATGCTCCACAGTTGCCGGTTGCCGAGGATGCTCCTTTGTATCCGGTTGCCGAGGATGCTCCACAGTTGCCGGTTGCCGAGGATGCTCCTTTGTATCCGGTTGCCGAGGATGCTCCGTAGTCTCCGGTTGCCGAGGATGCTCCGTGCTTTTCATCGCTTTCAGCGTCCTTGTTTACACGTTTTACCGTATATTCGATTGCAGCTTTAACAAGACCCGCAATACTGATTTCTGCTCCAATTTTAATTTTTGTAGATGCTACCTTAGTATCCTCATTATGTTTCTGGATTTCTCCTCTCTGCTCTACCTCGTGGTATACGCTTTCATTTGGAGAATAATAATTCAAGCAATCAAGCGGATACTCGCAGGCGTGAAATCCATGATCGCAAACTTCTACGCTTTCTTCCTCGTATTCCTTTCCCTCTTCGTACTGAAAGCCACGACAAGTCATATCTTTATTAAATCCTTTGTATGTTTTAATACTCTCTACCATATAAACGACCTCTCTTTCCTTTATTTTTTTGCGTCTCTCTCACAATACGGAAGAGAACAATGTCCGTCTCTTCCCCAGAACCCCTTAGTTGCACTCTTCCAACGTTTACATGATATACACCGTGCATCCGGCTGTATGATGTTATTTTTTGTCCCTATTCTTGACATTCGGTGTCCTCGCTTTCTACAATGTATCCTGATAGAAAATTTCTTTATCCTTTGCGAATATAATTGGATGACCATAATAGCCGTTATGTGCATTGTAGACTGCGAATTGTAATGTGCCTTTATCTGTTTCAAAGTCGACAAACTGAATACCGCCGCAATCTTCGTAATAGCCGGATTCATCTACCTTTTTCTTATTAAGAGCCTTATCTGTAAGATTTACTGCTCTTAATTCTGAACCTATAAACTCCTGTTCATCATCATTTAAGTAGAAATATCCCCAGCTTTCACAACAACATTGTCCATTGTCAATCAGCAAAAGAAATTCATGCTTATCCGTTTTGACTTTGTACCCATCATAAGATGCACCGCCCATTAAACAGCTCATCATCTGCATGATGCCAAGCCTAGACCCATTGCTACCATTTAACGAACCGGTATTTTCTAAAGATACATTCGTTATTTCTTCGATGCTTAAAATTTTCCCTAACGTTTTCATCCTACACTCCCTCGACTTTCAACTGCTTGTCCTCTGTTACTGTCAGAAGAATTAGCTGCGTATCAACAGCCGGTACATATTCATCATTGATACTTTCTGCACCATCAAGGAAAATCGGAACATACATATCGAAGAACTTCTGGAAGCTGTTACAAATGTCAATCTTTACCTCAATTTCTCTGCCAGTGTTAGTCGTGTCACCGAACACCTTGTAAATGCCGGTTTCTTCATCAAGTACCGTAGGAATACAAACTTCCTTATATTCTCCGTTCTTCTGGAAATCGAACAACTTCCAACGTACAATACCGAAATGCTGATTGATTTCCTCAACAAGTAACTTATTCTTTCGTTTTGAAACTTCTTTGAGCTGATAAAGAATCCTCTCGGCATCTGCCTTTGCTTGTCCATACTCGCTCTGTTTATGTTGCATATCTGCAATCTGTTCATCAATGCGAACATTGTTTTCAGCCTGTGCAATAATCTTATTTACTTCATCAAGCTGGCTCTGCAGATCTGCTTTCTCGACTTTCAAATCAGTAACAATCTTGTCCGCACCATCAGATTCCAGCTTTTCAATATCGGCGAGAACCTTGTCACGCTCTGCTTTCAGTTTTACATAATCTTCATTCTGCGTGTAATCAGCTTCGCTCGGGATCTCGGATAACTGCTTCGAAAGTTCTTCTTTCTTTGCAATGGCATCCTGTTCCTGTTTCTTTAAAGCGTCAATTTCTGTATTCAGATCAGCATTCATCTTTGTAAGTTCGGTAATAAGTTCTTTCTTCTCGGTGCCAATAGTATTCAACCGATTCAGTTCAACCTTTTTGTCAGTGTCAAACTTAAATCTTTTTGCTTTCAGTTTTTCTTCCGCATCCGCCTTGGCTTTTTCTTTCCGGCTTTCAAAATCAGCCTTTAACTGCTCGATTTTATCTTCTGGCAACTTCTGACCGCACAGTGAACAAACAGTGCTATTTTCATCAAATACCCACTTGGATTCGTCAAACAGGTAAGGCGCTTCATCAAATGCCTTGGCATATTCTGCATTGTACTTTTCTCCAATTTTCTTCCGTTCTGCATCCGCATCTGTGATAGCCTTTTCATTACCGACAATCTGATTTTCTTTCAAAGAAATCGTCTGCTCCAGATGTTTTAATTCATCTTCGCAACCGCACAGATCAGCATCAATTTCGTATCTACGATTGGATAATTCGCGGTTCATCGTCTGTGTAATTCCGGATATATCAAGTTGTAACCGCATTTCCTTATCGCGCAATTCGTCAAGCGAATGATCGGCACCGGCAATCTTCTTATCGCATTCAGCGATTCTTCTTGTCAGATCAGCCTTGGCAAGTTCCTGCTCTGCCACATCTACATCAACTTTTGCTTTCTCCAGACCGATAATCTGATTAGGAATCGCATCTAACTGTTCAACTGCTTTCTTCTTGGAAGCGTTATTCATGGCTTCAATTTCCTCGAATTTATAAGATTCAAGTAGTTTTGCAACATCCGCAGTTTCTTTATTCATTTGCGCAATCTCTAAATCTGTTTTTGCACTTGCCATAGCGAATAAGGATTTTCTCATTTCATCCTGTTTTTTCTTCAACGACAAATCCTTAGTGAACACATTCGGGTGCGAACAAATGAGGAATTTATCAAACTCAAACCCTAATTCTTCCAGATATGCCTTAAAATCACGTTCTGTCTTAGGCACAGAATTGATCTCATATGTATTTGTGATTGTAATTTTCGAAACCCCATTTTTATCCGGCTTTCCGACTTTTCGCTTCTGCATCTTGGAAAGAGTGATTTCTTTTCCACTTACATCAACATCTGCAGTAACGGTCGGAATGCAATCTTCTACATTGTCCGGTCTAATGTTTGGATTGCTGACAAGTTCATAGTTCTTATCAGACATCAGCCAGTACCATGCCGCCCCGATTGTGGTCTTTCCTCTACGGTTCATGCCGGAAACCCTTGTTGTCTTTCCGAATTCGTATGTCTTATCCTTTACACCTTTGAAATTTTCAATATGTAACGATTTTAAAATCATTCGCATTATTCTACACCCCCACGATTCCTTTTATTGATAACTCATATGTAACTTTTTCCACAACGCGACCATCTTTACACGTTTTCTTGTATCTCCGGCTCTGCAATCTGCCGTATGTGCTTACCGCATCACCTAAAGCAAGCGAGTTTGTATATTCTGCACACTTTCCCCATGCGATACAAGTGATTAAATCCTCTTTTCCGTTTTCTCTTATGTTTTTGAGTTTCACATCACAGATTTTACGACCAAGTGGTGTTTCTCTAAGCTGCTTTTCCTCGATAATTCCGTCAAGACTTACTTCATTCAAAGGGCTATCATCCTCTGGCTTTGTGATTGTATCCGCCATAACATACATAAGAATGGCTTCTCCAGATCCGGTTTTTACGTGCCGGGTAATTATCTTTCCCTTGACACATACCGTTCCGCTGATTTCTGTATCGCTGATTTCTTTGTCGAACAGTACCGGAAGCATATCCGCAATACCGCTTTTTCTTTCAACTCCGATAAAGAATTTATAAAAAATCTTACCGTTTGATTTATGACTTTCCCTTGGTGCTGATACAACATCACCGATCAGTGTTATTTTGTTCTCCATTGCTTCTCCTTTCCATTTCTCTGTCAAGAACCTTTTCAAAGTCCTCTTTATCGTCTTGTTTCTTTCGTTTCCCTGCCAAAAGTTCAGCAAACATACGCTTTTCTTTCGTGGAACATCTTGTGCCACTTATATACACAACGCCTACCATGCATCCTCTCTCATTCTGCGTTTTCTCTTAATTCGCTTGTCAAGTTCGTCTCTCTTTCGGTCTACTTCCGACCAGTAATACATGATTGCCGCAATTACTGCCCCGGCTACAAATTTAATAGCCGCCATATTCCCGGCTGTGCCCTCACTATCCATATAGCAAGCGGCAACCAAGGAATACTCCATTGCAACCGCACCTATGATGAATTGGATTACTTTTTTCATTCATGCTCCTTTCAGGAATTTGTTTACAAAGTAAACTTGTCCTTTTCCGGTAACTTTCGTTGTCTTTGTGATTCTTACGGAACCGTCTGGATTCTGAATGTTGCTTTCCTTAACCTCAAACAATCCCTGCTCCACATATCTCTGTTTTGGCATGTTCCTAGAAGTACCGCTTTTAATAAGGAAGTTATTCTCTCGCAACCACTCAAACAACCGCTTCTGTCCTATCTGCACACCGTTCTGGCAAATCAGCTTTGCTAAATCTCCTATAAGGATTGATGTATGGCTTGCTGATACTGCATCAGCGAAAATCTCTTTAGGTATCATTCCTTGGATTCGCGAGTCCTGCATGGCAATAATGTTGTTCTTTTCGTCAATCTTTCGTTGTGCCACCATAAGAGCCTTGGAAAGCAACTCTTCATCAGACAAGGTTTCCTGACCTGCTATGTAGCCGCCATTCTTTCTGATTGACGGAAGGACTTCTGATGTAACCCATTCTGTAAATCTTTCTGCGCTATCTTTTCGACTTTGGAATACTGCCTTGTAAAAATTGCTTTCATTGATATAAAGAAGATTTTGTTCGCCACCATTTGTAGGGGTAGGAATAGTATTCACACCCTTTGGGTTTAATCTCTCCTTTACCTTTGACGGTTGCGACAACCCCAACGCCTTGCAAACATCAGACAAACAAAACATAGGCTCATTATTTACCACTGCGGTTCGGACTTCTCCAAACTCTTCATTATTAAAAATCTGTAATACGCTCATAACTCTCCTTTCTGTGGTATAATTCCCTTATCATCAAATAAGGGAGGTGAAAATCTTTTGAAACAAAGAATCATAAATGGTTATTGTGAGCAACAGTGTTCTGATTATCAAGTTAAGGTCAATGTTATAGAAAGCAAAACTACTGAATCATCAGAAGAATACTGTGGTACTTATGATTGCAAATACAAGCGTGACGGCAATATTTGCAGTCAATCAAGTTGCTCTGTCCTTTCGTCAAACAATATTTTTGTTGGCGAAAAGATGTAACCATTATTCCCCGGACTTAAAATCTCACGTTCGGGGAATTTCTTCGTCTGCAATCTGTAGATTGATTGCCCCGATTTTTTCCTGATATATCAAGCAAACGGCATCAACAGTCAAATTAAATGCCTGTAAATCAAGCACCAAATGTGGAAGACCGTTTGGCTCCACAGAAAAATCAAGTTTTCTAATTCCTTTGATTTCATGTCCATCTACAAAAAGATGAATGCTTGACGGCGGCTCTCCCTCTCTTCTCGGCTTGATTTCAATTTTTTGTGGTTTGTGTTCCATTTTTTGCTCCTTTCAAAAAGTTAAACACTTTGAACTTCCAAGGTAAAAAAATAGTCCTGTATATCTTCCTCGGATAATTCGAGTAACTTAATGGCAGACAATATTTCTGTCTGCTTCCAAGGTCTTTTGCCATTCATCTTAAGAGATAAAGTCCTATCAGAACAACCGAAAGCCTTGGCAAAGTCAGATTGACTACCATATTTTTCAATAATACGCCCTCTCAATTTGCTATAATTAAAAGCCATTATTTCATCCTCCCTTCCTTGTTTTTAAGTTCAATGTTTTGAACTATTTTTATATTATCATTCAATAATCATTATGTCAATACAAAAGTTCAATTTATTTTACTTTTATAGTTTTGCTTATTGAACTTTTGTTCAAAGTATGATATATTATTATCAGAAAGGAGGTGCGATAATATGAAGGAAATAACATCTGACAGATTGACAACAGCGGAAAGACTTAATCAAATAATGAATGAAAGACATATAAAGCAAGTAGATATTCTCAATTTATCTTTGCCATATTGTGAGAAATTTAATGTAAAGATGAATAAATCTGATATTAGTCAATATGTGTCTGGTAAATCAGAACCAAGTCAAGACAAACTTGTTGTTTTAGGAATGGCATTAAATGTTTCAGAAAGTTGGCTTATGGGATTTGATGTTTCTCCGGCAAGAAAAGATAATCTTGCAGAAGCAGAAAAAGATATAGATATTCTGTGGAAATTCTCTTTGCTTGATGAAAGAGATAAAGAAGTTGTGATAGATTTAATAGATGTTATGTTGTCGAAGAAAAAGAAGAGGTAGGCTATTTGCCCCACCTCTCCAAAAATAATTTTATGAAAGTATGCAGGTACTCAACAGTTCCTGCATCTTTTATTTTGGAAACTGTTTCAATAATTTCTTTCTTTTGTCTTTCTGTCTCTCCCAACCTCAAAACCCCCAATCATGTGCCCTATGTAGCGATACGGATATTATAGAACGTATGTTCTGCATAGTCAATCCCCAATTATGGGCGGAGCCATGCCAAACCCCACCCATGCCAGAACTTGAAGTGTCCTTTCGGACAAGTCCATAGTATCACTGTAATATGCATGATTTCAACATTTTTCGGTCGCAAGTTTCGACAGAAAATGTCATTACAGAGAAGCGGAAAGCTGTTTCTCAATCTCTTCTTGCACTTTTGCGCGCCAACGCATCGGCACTTCATCAATTGTCATTTTCTTGTCGATAAGAATGCGTCTTACATAGAATTTAACCATATCCTACACCTCACTTCCTGCGGTAATGCTTGCCAGTTCTTGGATTGCTTCTGCGTTTGCTTCATGCCCGGCTTTCAATTCGTCAATCGCTTTCTCCATCTCTGTCTTAGTTCTCAGATTAACGGTTACTGTATATGTACCATCTTCTGTGCCATCCTCGTCCGTATTCGGTGCGTATGTAAACCCATCGGATTTCAGATCTGTGTACTTGCCGGATGTTTCGCCATTATGTGTAAATATCACTTCCGCAAGGTTGTCCGCAGTAAACGCATCCGTGATCGTTTTAATGGCATCGAAATTCTCTGCCTTGATCTGGATGTTTCCAAGGCTTGCCCCATCGGAAACCTCAAAGCTGGTCTGATTTTTTAAAATAATTTTATCCATGTTTTTTAATTCCTTTCATATATAAAAATGGTTTATAAGTTACATTCGAATATTTGTTCGATATATTTTCTTAAACGGCAGATAATGCCATATCTACCTCGCTTATCTGCTCTTTCCCCATCTTCTTATATAATATTGCCAGTAACTCTGTGCGAAACTTTTCTTCCATCGTCGTTCTCCTTATTCTATAATGTTTCTTTCCATTATAGAACAGAGTTCTTATACTTCGGCAACATATTCCTCGCCAGTAATTTTTTTGTATTCTTCTTCTGTGATCCACTTTCCAACGGCATTATGCACACGTTTTTTACTCCACAGACCACGGTCGTAATACTCTTTCACTTTTTCAAACTTACTCATCCAGACTCACCTCCATCTGCATCGCCATATAATCAATATCTGCTCTCTGTTTTTCGATGCTATCTGTGTTTGCTTCTGTTTTTACCACATTTTCCTCTAAATCCACAGATACTGCCGTAATACGCATCTCTGTATCATCTACTTCTTTTGCAAGGATAACCGTCTTTTCTTCTCCCTGCAGCTCTATTTTTTCAAGGACAACATATCCAGGAATCACAGATGTCAATACATCCTCGTCTGAATAGATCTCTAATCTCGAAAGGCTATTCTTGTCAGAAAAAATGGTCTGCAATTTTTCACAGGTTTCTTCATTATTAAATACAATATGTAGTTTTCCTTCTTTGTGGTTAGCATCTACTATGTTATAAATGCTCTTTTTTGTCTTTAATTTCATATTTTTCCTTCTTTCTTAATCAAATTTACGAGTTACAATTAAAATCAAACAGCAATTTAAAAAATACTTTTATAGCGATTAAAGAAATCACAAACGCCAACAATGCACCTAGTGGACTTTCAATTATTCCTAATTTAAATAGTGATGAAACAACAAATAATCCATTCCCTGATTTTTGGGCAATATTATTGACTATACCGTTTACGCAAGATGATAAATACGGTGTACAGATTGGTGTATCTATTGCGGCACATCATAATGGGAAAATAGGCGTTCGTACAAAAGATAACGGGGCATGGTACGAATGGAATATCATTTCTTAGGCACAAATATACGAAAAACATCCATCTATTCGTGCAACACTGGTATGGTTTTCGTATGGATAATATACCGATAGTTCTCCGAGTGAGTTCAATATCATTGGAACATTAGTCCCGTCTATCGCTGTAAGGCTCAGATATATGCTCCGTACAGGAGCATGTATTCCTGTGCCTACTATTAAACCATGTTCAATTTTTGTAAGATTAACCTCAATGGATATCATACCAATGTTGCCGTATTTATAATTTAAAAGTTCGCCAGTGCCGTTTGTGAGTACGCAATTGGGATTTCCTTCGATTTTTAAATTGCTGTTTATTTCGGTGATTTTATCATCCAAGGCTTTCCCTTGCCGTGCATCCAACCCAAATCCGGCTTCTGTAGTGGTAAGGTTGTTGATTAAGTTTGCTGCCGGAAATGCACCATTGATTTTCTCTTTTAAAGTGTCAGCCAACTTAATAACGTTTTTCGCTTCGTCCAGCGTGATTGTGGTTCCATCTAAGTTAATGCTAAGTGTTCCACTCTCATCTACGCTCACACTCTTTCCATCCGGTTTTACAATTCCGGCATCCTCTTTCGTTGCAATCGCACCAGCACCACCCACAATCGACCTTGACCAATACTCCGTGTTACTTGTTGCCGTTCCTGCCGGCACATCCTTTTTCGCAAAATAAAGCGTATTGTTATAAGTTACTGCATCCAATCTCTTATATGTAGCATCTGCGCTCCAATCACCTTTTGGAACGATTGCCACTCTTCCCGCTATAGCCATTTAATCCACCTCCCAGTTTAAGTATCCATCATTGTCAACATTAAAGTTATAAGCAGAGTTATCCGTGTAGATTAGCTCTCCATCATCGTTCAAGTCAAATTCTGCCCTTGTCAATTTCTTATTAATCTCGTTTTCGATTCCCTGCGCCCGATCTGCACTGTCCTTGGCATCTGTGGCAGATTTTTCCGCGTTGGTTTCGGACTCTCCTGCACTTTTGGCAGATGCTACAGCCTTGGCAGATTCCACTTTAATGTCAGCAAGGTAATCCGGGCGCAAGTGCTTTTCCCCGATACTTCCTTCTTTTACGATTGCGGACACCTTGCCGTCACTTCCAATTTCAAATGCAATAGTGTCACTGTCCGTAAATTCATACTCCGTAATCAGCGCGCTCAAATCAACATTCTGTGTCATGCCATCATCCAGCGTAATAATTAACTGTTGACTTTCTGGATCGTACTTGAAGTTGACCGCCAGCTTTTCAAGTTTAGTATCTATCACCGCCTTGGAACCGTTCATCTTAACCACCGTCAGCGTGCCTTTGGATTCATCCCACAGGATTTCTTTCACAAGTTCATTGGCTTTTACTAAGTCAACCTTGGATGCATCCATAGCAACCACACGATCATCCAGATTGTCAACTGCCAAGTCCATCTTATTAAGATTGGATTCATTTACCGCTGTTTTTTCACTTGGAAGATTTTCCCAATTTATGCGGCTATATATTTTCTGCATGGCTCACACTCCTTTCTATTACTGATATTCTGCGTTCCAATTCTTCATTTTTCTGCTTCAAAAGCTCGATTTCTTTCTGCTGGCTTTGAATCATCTGTATGTGCATTGCGTGGAGATTTTCCTTGTCAATTTTCCATGTCTTTGAATCTCCGTGAATTGCTTTTTCATCCTCTTCGGCATCTTCTTTTAGTACAAGCCCGCTATCGGACAATCCGGCATCCTGTAAAATCTTCTCTAAATCCTGCGCAATTAAACCAAACTGTAAGCCTGTGTGCTGCGTGATGTATCCGGATTTCCATGTATACTCAACTGGGCGCATTGCCATATAAACGCTTTTAATATCCCTTAATGATTGTATATTATTTTTCAACCTTTTATCGGAACTCGGAATAGAAATCAAAAGACCTTCGATATCCAAGGTGCTTTCCCTTGAACCAAAATCAGACATTTTATTAAAGTGTCTTGGCGAATACTTGGTTGTAGACTTATCATTAAGTGTATAGTCTACATCTGTAAAATACCCACTTGGCAATTCGCTTTTAGTTGCGTAGTTGCTCAGCGAATTGTCAACATAACTTTCTGTCACCAAGTTTTCCCCGTTTGCATCTGTAACAGATAATAAGTCCAACTTAACATTTTGCAATAATGCATTATTTCTTCCATCATGGCCTAATATCTCTACACCAGATACCTCACCACTGTCAAAAAGCAGAGAGTCTATTATGTGTACTCTCCCATCGGCATCGAGTTCAAAGTTGTTACATTCTACAATCAATCTGTTTCCTCTTAGCACAATTTGGTCAGCACTTGCATTAATCATCGAAACGACTTGGTCGTTTTCATCTCTTCCAAGTTTCAATTCCAATGATGCGTCTAATTGTCCTTCCGCTTTTTGTGCGCGATTGACTTCTGCGGAAATGCTTTCTGCGGTCTGCTCAAACTTAGAGCTTGTCTGTTCTTCTAAGTCCTCATACGTGGATTGAAGATGGTCTGCGTTCCTCTCTAGCTTTCCGGTACGTCTTTCCACGCTTTCAATCGTATCTCTGATAGAATTAACCCTTGCAGAGTGTGTCTGTGTGCCCTGTGCCGAGATTGAATCTCTCTTACTTTGCACTCCGGTTAGCGTACGTTGCAATAGATACGTTTCAACAATCTCTCTTGTGGTATTGAACCGGATTGGTTCGCCAAGCGTCAGACATGGATTTCCGACGCAAGTGCAACTTTTAATCGGTGTATATACCGCCTGTGCCATAATAGGCAATAGGTTATTTGCAATCTGTTCCAGCTCCGCTCCGGTCTTGTCTGATACAAGAAAGTTTCCTGTAATCGAATAGTTGTTTCCGGAAGTTCCAACAATAGCACCGGCATTATCTCCACTTGTCTTGATTTCCAACTGCGTGATTGCCTTACTTTGGAAGTCCTCGTAATCAAACGTGATGTAGTGTCCGGTCATGGACTCTGTATTTGCATCAGACGGAAATAAATTGTCAGACGGGAACAAATCTTCGGCCGGATAAAGTGCGCTTGTGATTGCTTTCAGAAAGATATACTCAAACTTGCCCTCTCGGTTGATATTTCCAAAGCATCCGTTAATCTCACAGATTGCCGTTACAACGGTTTTTCCACTGATAGCAGACTCTTCTGTGACCGCGCTTGAATCGTCCGTCTGTGTGGCTACAATCGTCTTATTGACCGTCATGGAATCATTGACAAGGCTTGTTTCAACTTGCGCAATTCCAAGATGCGCAAAGAAGCTATTTCGGAACTGTTTAAGTGTCATTGGAAAGCTAAGTCCTGCATACCAAGACTTTACATCTGTATTGATAATGTCGTACATAGCGTCATATGCCGTAATCTGCCGTTTTGTTCGGTCAGCCGTAGGAACATCGGATGCAACCTTAAAAACTCCGTATGGCATAGGATTTTCGCTATCTCCGTCAACCGTTTCTTCGATAGAGATTGTCTTTCCAATAATGTTTCCTGCGGTGTTTCGTGCTGTGAATTTTACACAATTCGCTTCGCACGCTCCAAACTTTAATTCAGACTCCGAACAAAGACTTTCTTCAAGCGCAAACGTACCGATTTCAAGCATCGAATTGTCTATTTTCTGATTCGTTCCAACAACAGATATGACCATCTGTTTATCTGTCGAGGAATCCCAATACTTTTCTTTCAAATTGCTATTTATCATATACACCACCTACAAACGAAAATTTGATTGGGTCATATTTTATCTTCCCATGTGCCACAGAATAGAACGTAGGCTGAATGTCAGCGATATATCCGTACTGTGTCACATATCCGCGTTTTTCCGGCACGTATGCCGTGATATAGCCGCCGCGCTCCTTTGCCTTGGTATAGTTCTTTTCAATATTTTTCCAAAAATCATCAAACTGCTTTTCGGTCAGCATGGCTTTGGTTTCAAACTCGACCTTTAAAGCTTTCAGTTCTACGGCATCACGATGCTCATATCCGTTTTCATCCGTCCAAGGGTCTTTGTCCTGCATATTTACATAGGAACTAAACGTGTCCTGCTTTATTAAATTGTTCGGTATGGTATAATTCCCAAACTTTACTAAATATCCGCCATATCCCATCGTTTACCTCCTAAAAATGAGTATAAAAATAGCACCTACCGTTTTGGTAGATGCTATCCATTTGATTAAATTTTAAGCTACTACTGATTCCCATTCAGATTTCAGCTTTTCTACATCGTTTTCAAAAAGTTTGCAAGCGATTTCGTACAACTGCGGAATCATTCCCATTTCCCTGTCGATATAATCCATCTTGTTTCTTACTTTTGGCTTGAGCGTGCACCCTTCCATCCTTGATTTAAGGTTGCAGTGATATTTCCTTTCAAATTCTCCATAAAGCAACGAATAGCGTTCTTGATACTTTCCATCGGCACCGAAACGGACAATCTGCGTTATCCGCTGTCTCTTAGTTGCCAAGTCAATATCATCAACGAGTCCGATAATAACATCTTCCTTATGGATGATTTCTTTCTGCTGTCTTTTAATGGTTTCATTCTGCTCCCTAACAGTTTTTAATGTCTGTGAAAATATCAGCTTAGTGTTTTCATCTGCATATGGCAGGTAAGTGGAAATAAATAATTCATCATTATTGACATACCCACCTGTTTTACGTATTGTAGGGAGTACCTCGGATGTTACCCAACGTTTGAACTTATGAAGTTTTTCTTTTCTTTCGTTTATAAGGGAGTCGTTTTGTGACACACCCTTTGCTTTCTGTGGTTGCATCTGAAAGAGCAAGGAATACAAACCGCTTTCATTAACAACCGTCATTCTTTGTTTTCCACCGGGAGTATCAATTTGTGACACACCCTTATCAGAATCATCAATATTTGAAAGGCTTCTTCTGTAATTCGTATCTCCAAATACTTCGCATATATCCTTTCCAACAAACCATGGTTCATCATCGACCATGACCATTCTAATCTGTCCGAATATTGGATTCTCAAATACCTCAATGCTGTTTTGAATCTTAAGCATAAGTTGTGATTTTTTCATTCGTGTCTACCTCCATACATTTTTATCTGAATAAAAAAGAGGAAGCCACTTGTGAAATCACATTGGTTTCCTCTTTCGTACAGTATGGCGTTCAAGTAAGTAATCCGCTTCTTCACGGATAAGGTTGTTTCCTTAGTAATAAGGATAGACTATTTTTGATTTTGTGTCAATCCGATTTTGGAATTAAAATAAGCCGTGTTTCCACGGCTTAAGTATCATTTATCTTTCAATTTTTATTGTAACCAAGTATATGTATATGCTTCATCAACATATATCTTATAACTGCTCGGATAGATCGTATCGTAATTTGAATCGTACGGAAAACTAAACGAGAAATAATCGGTGTCTCCATTCTTTTCACATTCTGCATAATGATAATCATATTTGATCAAGTTGCCAGATGCATCATACATTAAGCAAGAAATTTTCACAAATGAAAAATCTTTTCCGGAATCGTTTGTAGCTTCAACCGTAACATTATCTGCTCCAATGTCCGATTGAACCATTATATTGCGAACATCACAAACAGCATTTGTTGCTTCATCAACACTCAACGACATTTTATAGTTATCATAAGAAACATCGTTATAATCAGAATCGCTCGGTGCGTCAAAATAAAGAACACATTCCTTACCGGATTCAAAAGCTCTGTTACAATCGCTTTTGCTATCCAGCATTTTACCGTTTTTGTAGTATACAAGTTTTGCGTCCAGATCAACATTTACCTTGTTGTTGTTTTTCAAGATAGCAACAACTCCATGACCACTATCTTGGTATTCAATTGATATGTTTTTCTTTACCTTGTTCGCATTAAAGGAAGAAGTGACGGTAACTTTGCAAGAAAGCGTTTTCTTTGCAATTTTTGCTTTTACGTACGTTGTTCCTTCTCCAACCGCCAGAACCTTTCCAGACTTGTTTACAGAAGCAACATATTTATTGCCACTACTCCATTTAGCAGTTTTCCTCATTCCGCTTATCTTTAATGTTGCGGATTCTCCAATTTTTAAATTAAGAGTCTTTCTGCTTAATTTGATAGTTGCCGCCTGTGCAACAATCTGTTTCCCATCTGCATTTTGGATTGGCATAGCCGAAATCAAAACGGCAAATGCCAACCCCATCGCTACTAATAATTTTTTTGTGCTTCTCATAATGACTCCTTTCTTGTGATATGATTTATTTAGAATTATATCACGTTCTATTATAGAAGTCACTAAAAAACATATACATTGTCTCCGGTTCGATTGTAATGTTCTCTACCATAATCCCTTGCAGCTTTTCCTATGTCGCTTGTAGTAATTCCGAAATTTTTCTGTAAAATAGCTTGCAATAACTGATTTTGCTGTCGCAATAAGGAAACCTCTTGCGCAGATGTTGAATTGATAGCATCTTTGATTCCAGTAATTTCTTGGCTTCCTGCGACCGCCGGCTTACCTCCGACCGTTCCCATAAGTTCCGGAAGCCCGTTTTCTCCAACTGTTGCTATGCTATATTTATCCATAAAACCGCCCGTTGCATAAGCCTTTACTTTAGGTAGGCTCACTTTTGGCACAAGATCGACTCCGCTCCACTTTACCTTTGCTACTTTAGCCGCCGCAGAAACAACACTGTTAAACCCTCTCAAAACGGTATTCACTCCACCGATCAATGAATTTATTGCTGTTTCAATTCTTGAAATTACGGTGTTCATTGCCCCGGCAACGCCACTTTTCACGCTATTCCATAATTTGCTGAATATTTCAGCTACACTTTCTTTCATCTTCGAGAAAGCATTTTTTATCGGGGTGGTTACATGTTCTTTAAACCAACTAGAAACACTATTCCACGCCCCGGTTACCGCTGTCTTTGCCGCGCTAAAAGCTTTCTGAATAGATTCTTTTGCTGAGCTAAAAGCATTCTTGATAGGTGTTGTAACATGCTCCTTAAACCAACCGGAAACCACCGCCCATACCGATTTTACAGTTGTCCATAGAACCTTGAATGCGGTTGATACTGTCGATTTCAATAATTCAAAATTCTTCTTTATTGGCTCTATTACCTTTGATTTAAACCAATCAGAAACAACAATCCATACAGCCTTGACAATGATCCACAATCCTTCAAAGATTTGACCAACTCTTTTTGAAAATCCTTGGAAAAATGAAACAATAGGATTTATAACATTAGTATTGAACCATCCAGAAACTGTTTTCCATACACCGGATATATCTTTCCATAAAGAAGAGAAAAAACCGGAAACGGATTTCCATAATCCCTCAAAAAATCCGCTTATTGGCTTAATCACATTAGTATTAAACCAATCTCCGGCTTTTGAGAAAATTTCTTTTATTTCTTTCCAATGATCCTTGACTACTACAGTTGCCGTTGCAACAGCGGCTACTATTCCTGCGGTAATCGCTGCCGGTGCTGCCGCTACCCCTAAAATAACCGCTCCGACTGCCGTAATCGTAACTCCGACAAGCATAAGTGCTTCATTAAGCCAACTGAATCCGTTCTTTAGCATGGTCACAAAGTTTGATATTGCAGTAAACGCGCCAATTGCAACAGATCCAATCCCGGTTATAGCTTTTGCTACCGGACTGATAAAAGAAAGTGCGCTCTCTGCCGCACCGCTACCGAATAAAGCTTTGACACCAGCTGAAACAGTTGTTCCAAGTGTAGCAAACGCCCCACCTATTTTTTTTGACAAAGCGGTAGACAATACTGCCGAGATTCCCTCATTTGCCGCAATTTCAACGCCAAGCCTTGATGCAAGTGAACCAGCTATTGATTTTGAAATGGAAGTTCCGATTATATCAAGTGCGGTTTTTGCAAGATGCAATCCAAGGATTTTTTTGATTGTCAGCGCACCGACAATAATTGCAACTGTTTTTACGTCTAAGTTGCTTAAAAATTTCTTGACGCCTTTCCATACATCTTTCCAAGAAATTTTACTTAATGCTGTCGTAACTGCATCAAATGCACCTTGCGCCCACGAATTAAGTGTTTGAGCCAATAATGCAAAGTCAAAGTTTTGGAAAAACTTGTTGATTCCGTCTGCGATTGAATTTCCAAATTGTTTCCAATTAAACGTTGTGCCAAACGAATCTAAACCATGAAGCACCGTGTTTAATGAATTTGCGATCAGTTTTCCGGTTTCTCCGAAAAGCGTTGTTCCTTTTTGCCCTTTAAATAGTCCGTTAAGGAATTTTGCAAGCCCACTACCAAAGCCGGATGCTTTGGCATATACTTCATTCCACTTGATACCTCGCATCGCATTTATAAGAGCACCGGAAATTGCTTTTCCAAGTCCTTCAAGGTCTTTGATGTTGCTTTTGAATTTCTTAAAAATGGTGTCGGTCTGAACCAACTTTCCGGTATCTCCACCGCCAGAGCCGCCAGAGCCAGAACCGCCACCACTTCCACCGCTTCCACCGCTTCCAGAACCGGAAGTGTTATCTTTACTCTGCTTTGAAATAACCTTTAATTCATCAAATGCACGAGTTGCCTGTTGGATTTCCTTTTTTGCTTTCTTGGCATTTTTTGCGATACCTCCTGTGTTTTTCCCTGCGCTTCCTGCGGCATCACTTAAATCGTCCATGCCGTCAGATGCGCTCCCAATATCATCAGCAAGACCGCTGATTCCTGCCCCTTTGCTTGCTTCATACCTCCATCCAAATATTGAACCTAAAGCATTTGTGACCATCTCTGCAAAAGCAATAACCTTTTGCAAAACTGCATTAAGTACCTTGATAAATGGCTTAAATGCATTGATTAAACCACCACCAACGACCGCTCCAAGTGCTTTGAAGTTCTCTTTAAGCATGGTTATCTGGTTATGCCATGTATCGGCTGTACGTGCGAAATCTCCGGTAATATTGGTTGTATGCGCAAGCACATACTGATAACGCAACATGGCTTTTTGAGCCTGCGTCATTGATGAAATGTTCGCATCAAGCCCTTGCTTTAACGCCCATTCCTTTAATGTTGCCTGCGTCAAGTCGATACCATAACGCCGCATAGGTGCCGTAGTACCGGAAAATACAGATTGCAGACTCTTGGCAATATCTTCTTGACTCACATCGTAGAATGAAGCCATATCTCCGGCTAATTCTGTCAACCGGATAGACATTTTTGCCATTTTCCCTTGCGGAATATCAAGGGCGGTTCCCATTGCTTGGAAACGGCTTGCAAACTGTTTCGCAGACAATTCAGACATACCAAATTTTTCAATGGATGTTTTTGCGAAATTGTTAATTAGGCTTTCATACTGCCCAAATGTCTGCCTTACAACGTTCTCAACCTCTGTCAGTGAGGATGATATGTCAATAGCATCTCCAAGTAGCCTAAATCCGCGAAATAAAGCCCAGTACGTTGCATACACTTTTCCGATTGCTGATGCAAGGGAAAACGACTTCTTTGTTACCACGGATGCACTTGAACTAAATCCGCTAAATGAGCTTGTGATGCTTTTTGCCGCTGTTCCTGCCGCTCCACCGGTACGTGATAATTTTGCCAATGCATTTGTCATGTCAATAATATTCCGGCTTACGCTAGGGGCTTTCGACAGTTCAGACATAAGCTGTCGCATTGCCGTGGCAAGTTTCGGGATATTTTCAATCGCTTTGGTGGAACTCTGGTAACCAAGCTGTTTGATTGCAGATGCAAGATCGGTCAGACCTTTAACAGATGCTGACATTCCAAAAATCCCTTTTAATGCATTGGAAATCTGACGCATAGAACCAGCCGCGGCATTAATTTGTTTGCTGTTGATAGAGCCTAATTTGCTTACATTTCTTGCAACCGCAGAAAAAGTCCGTGTGTCAATTCCACGCATTGCCGTCATTGCCCCTGCAAGTCGGTTTACCCCTGTGGAAAGACTATTCAGATTTCCGGTACTAAGTCCAGAAAGCGCGGAAGATAATCTCCCAAGTCTTGTCACAAGCGCATCTATCTGGCCGCTTGCCTGTTGTGCCTGTGCTTGAATTTTTATTTCAAGAGACTCTAATTCCATTTATCCACCAACTTCCTATAACTTTTTTAGGTTAGCGGCTATCTTCCACATTGATAGCCGGTTAAAAAGACGGTAGGATTTGACCCCCTACCGCCCTTGAATTACTTTTTCAGTTTTCCCTTTTTCAGAAGAGAAAGCATTTTTGAGTTTTCCTCTGATGTAAACTTAAAATTGGAAAATCCGTTCTTTTTTGCGATTTCCGCACGATGTTCTTTCGACACATCATCTTCCCCAACCGCTTTTAATGCTTCTACGATTGAACCGGAATTTCCGGTATACTTCTGATAATACTTGGCTTTGCTTTTCTTCGCACCGCTTACAACAATCACTGTATGACCTTTTGTGCGTGTCACAAGAATATCTCCGTTGCGAAGAATAAACCCGGCATGATAAGACCCCATATCATCAAACAAACCGGATTTCAAAATTACCGGTCGTTCATTGGATGTATTAAAATCCCCCACATCCTTGCCGGATGCATAGATAATACAGGCACGCACAAGAGAAGAACAATCGCATTCCGTCTTGACCTTTGTGTTAATGCCATGTTTAATGACTCCGTAGCGTTCCGATTGGTCATAGCCGATATTTTTGTTGTCAGATGCAATCTGCATAGCTTCGGCTAACTTCTCCGCAACCCTATCGTCCTTCGCCCTTAGCACGTACCATCCCTTAGAATGGTTGTAAAACTTCTGCGTAGACACTTCCTGTCCGGTCTGGTCTCCGGCTTTTCCACCAGAATAGCAGTTTCCGTGTTCATCGTGCCTAGCACTTCCGATAATTACTGCCATAGCAATACCTCTTTTCTTAAACTATCTTTGGCTTTGGTAAATGTGATTTCCTTGATTCAGCCGCCCATGCTTCTTCCGCCTTAAGCATTTCTCGTATCTCAGCATCGGGATCGTCCGTATTATGCTTTTCGATGGAATCATAGCAAGTTTCTTTCACGTACTTACTATTACCCTTACCGAATGTAGCATCTATTGCGGTCACAAGTGCTGACGTTGCATATCTGCCAAACCACATATACATTTCCACATCGCGTTGCTTCCATTCTGCCTTGTATGCATCCACATAAGGCTTAAGCAACTCTGGATTCATCATATCTATATCATCAACGGAAAATCCGTAGCCTTTCGTTACCATAAGGTAAAACGGACGGATTTCCGCAACGTAATATTCCCATGTTAATTCTTGGCTTTCGCTTTGGATGGGGTCTTTTTCTTCTCCTGCTCCTGCTCCTGTGCTTTCTCCAACGACTCCATCATCTGCGCTAAAAAACCGTTTGTCATCATTTCCTCCTGCATATCAGCGAATAAATCCATGCAGTTAACCTCGTTTGTGTCAATCGCATCATAGAGAATGTCAGACACCTTCTCAAGCTGCTCGTCGTAGCCTTCGTTTGTTTTGTAATCATATCCAAATTCTTCATTGTGATGCATCTGCAATCCTACAAGAAGTGTCTTAGGAAGCGTTTCAAGAAGAATATCTTCCATAGAGGAAATATCTTCCATGTCCTGCGTCTTCATAATATCCCGTAAGATATGTGATTTTAACGATGGTCTTGTTGCAAACTGAATTGTATATTCTTTTCCACCTAATTTAACTTTCATGTTTTACCTTGCCTTTCTGCCCTATATTGGCAAGGGGCAGTGTTGCCACCGCCCCATTGTTGCTTATCTTATTGCTTCAAGTTCTGCTATCGACCGTTCATCCTCGCCTACCGGTGCGGTCGATTGCTCGTCCGATAGGCTTTTTACCCCACCACTGTTACAGTGAATGTTCCATCGTTATTATCAACGACAGTCAGCTTATCCGTAACAAGCTCTGATGCTGTACTTGGAATAACTGTTACCGTCATTTCAAGGATTTCATCGTTTCCGCCTACATCGTTAGGTGTGGCTGTTGCAGTTCCTACATATGCGTACTTCGCTACACCGCCAATACCGTCCGTTCCGTAAAGGTGAATAATATCGAGTTTTTTATCTCCATATCCATCCACCTTTGAAAGATATTCTTTTTCAAGGTTTCCTGTGATTTCTCTTGAATCAGAAGTCTTAATTCCTTTTTCAAAAGTTTGCTGATCATCTTCCATCGTTGTTGACTCTACCGTGTTTGGTGGTGATGCAGGGCTTGGAACTGACTTAGCCGCAACCAAAAGATTGTATGTTCCTGCAAAGTCAGCCTGTTTTTCCGTGTGCTCTTTTACAATGACACGTGTTCTATAGCTTGTTGATGCCATATTTTCTACTTCCTTTCTGCTTATAGCTGATCTAAATGCTCAACGTTTCCAATTACGCGAGTTGCGCGGAATGTAACCGTTCGCACTTGATTGGAAATTGTTGGGATTATATTTGATACCTCAAACATTTGCTGTTTAAAAAAAGACACCGCATATGCTGCGATGTCCTTAGTTGCTTTTCTTGAACCTTTGTTTGTAATTGTGATCTGAAATGTTGGGCGAATTGCGTTGATTGTCTTTGCTTCATTCGTTCGTCCGGCTTCTGTACCACCGATTTGTCTGACTAAAAGCGTCGGAAATGTTGCGGTACCGCCCGATTCTTCATCTTGCGTCACCTTAATTCCTCTTACCTTGCTTTCCATGTATGATTTCAAAAGGGAACATAAGGTATCTTCAAAATCAAGTGCCCAACTATTTAACTCATTTTCCACCGAATACCTCCCTTGCAATCTTTACATACTGTTTAATAATCTGTTGTTCCGCATTATACATAGGCATTGTGGCTTTGATACCGTGGGTATAACGCCATGTTTCGGTCTTATCATCCCAATAGTACCAACCATCTTCAAAAGCGTGTATTTGCCCAGGATAAGTGCCGACACCGAATCCAAGTTCCGGTGCTTTGGGGTTCTCTGCGGAATTATAAAAAATACCGGCTCCAAACTCTACCGCCAACAAAGTATAGAATGGTTCTCTATCTTCTGCCGTTACCATTTTTCCGGTCGCAATGAGAATCGCGTTCGAGGTCATTAACTGCGGTGCTTTATCTACCCTTACCGTTATCGTGTTTCCTAATGGTGATTCCGATATGTGTTGTATTGCCACCGTCTGACCTATCTGTGCAAGCCTAGAAACAAGTAAATCGCATTTAGCCTGTAAACTATCGCGGTACTTTTCTAATTCCTTTATGGCGGCTTGTATGGATTTAGTGGATAGTGTCATTGAAATAGTTTTCTTTGCCATATGATTACCTACTTAATATTCTTCCGAAGAAGAAACAAATCCGTGGTCAGTCCTTCATCGGCAACGCCTTTTACGATGTAATCTGCGGTTTCTGAATCCACAAGTCCATCATCAGTGCGTTTGACTTCCGAACGTTTCCACACCACATCACCGGCTTTCAGTGGCAAATATCCTTTATCCGTGACAAGCTGACAGTATGATGTACTATCATCAATTCCAAATTCTTTCACAAGGGCTTCTGACAGCTTATTGCTGATGTTGGCTTTGAATGTCGTAGGTTCTGAAAACCCTTCAACTTCCTCGCCTTTTGGAATCTTGTTGCCTTCGGAATCTAAATAAGGTACAAAGTTCCCATCGGAATCCTTGTACCCTTCATAGACAATATCTCCATTTTCGTCAGTTTGCGGAATAAATACCCTCTGACCGGATTGTGAATATTTCATTTCCTGCTTGTTAATGTCAAGCATTGGTGTTTTCCTCTGGGATTCCGGCAACACTTGTCAGAAGTGATAACACTCCGGCAAGGACTGATGCAGAAAGAACATATTTCCAATCCACCGCGCCCATAAATGCCGCCGTTCCAATTCCGGCAATCGCCGCCTGCGCAACAGTCTTGATTGCTCGGATTCCGGCTTTCTTAGTCCAATCCTTCCAATTCCTCATGGCTTTTATCTCCTTTCCCTATATGAATCTCTTCAATCTCATGTTTCATTTTTGTAACCATTCCATTTCCACCTAACGCATGGTACGCATCATACATCTCACAGAAGTTCTGATAGGCATATGACGGTATTTCTCCGATTCTGGTGTACTTTGCATGGTATTCAATAAGTTGGACACGCAAAAGGAGCATTGTTCCTTTGCTGTTCGCATCCCTGCTTTTCTTTTGCTGTTTAAGAAGCCAAACTATATATCCAAGCACTATTGGCAGTGCCACAAGATAAGTTTGAATCAAAATACTTTTCATTTGAATCTCCTTTTGACGCACTGCCCACCACCGCTTAATGTGCGCCGCCTGCAACCATAATGGTCACGCTCAATCTTCTTTAATTACATTGCTTTTACAAACGGAAACACTCCAACAAAAAGGCTTTCACGGTCTTTCCATGTCCGGCTCACACCGTTTTCGGAGAAACTTGCCATGTATGCTTCTCCTGCCTGCGACCGGTCGTACACTGCCAAATTGACCATAATGTTTTCGTAGTTCTTAACATCACTGTCAATCTGGTCTTGCGTGTATGTGTCCGGATAGTTCCGTCTGCTGATAATCTCTTTTCTTGCCTGCTCTAAAAGCTGTTCAATCAAAGGGTTACATTCTTTTTCATCAAACACAACTTTATCGGACTTTTCTCCGGTCGCTTCGTCCTCTACCTCTTCTATATGAAATTGTTTTAAACGAATTTTTACTTGTTCGACAAGTGTGTATGACATAAGCGATCTCCTACAGATTAAATTTTGCAATCAGAATTTCTTTCAGTTCCGCACCGCTTGTCGCTTGTGCATTTTCAATCCCTTGCTCTGCGGCAAGTTTCTGCAAGTCTGCGGTACTCATTCTGTTGATTTCGGTCTTTGTATACCCAACGGAAGATACCGGAGAATTACTCTCCGGCACCTCTTCTCCTGCGTTGTACCATTTACCATTATGAATCACTATATATGGATATTTCATAGTTGCACCCCCTACTCTTCGCTATGAACCTCATATACAAATGTGCTATCCATATTCTCGTATGATGGAAGTACAACCTCAGATGCAAATGTTGACATCTTCATAGGTGGTCCATACTCTGTCTTTGTAGCGACTGTAATACCTACACCATATGTTGTTACATCAACATCAGCTACCTGTCTTGCAGTTCTTTCTTCCGGTGTAGTGCCAAACCAAGTGCTTCCAAGGCTGCCTTCTGGAAGAAGTGTAACCTTGTTATCCGGGTAGAAGTACTGCTCTTTGCCATCATCATCAATGTACATCTTATCGTAAAGTACGATAGTGAGCTTCGCCCTCTTCTGTACCACCGAAATAACAGTATCATCGTCAACCTCAATAGTTGCTGTAAGGTTCTGTGCAAGAATTGAGTTTCTTATTTGTGCATTGTCAAGCAGATATTGGAATGTATTGCTGTTCATAAGTGCGTATCTAGCAATCTTACCCTGCTTCTGTAACTTCTTTCTTGCATTGTTAAGGTCTGTAAGTGGCTTTGAATTAGCTGTATCGCTCCACATGCTTGTGCCGGATAACTTTGCGTAATGGTCTTTTGCGTATGAGCCATCCTTATCGTAATCATAAGCGTACTGAACGCCATCACTTACAATAGCAATTACCGGATGACCTGCATTTGTAGAAAGAAGTGACATTCTCATGCGCTCCTGTACAACTTCTGCGCCGCTTACGAGGTTGTTAGTGTCGTCATATACACTTGATAAAGCACTTGCAAGGTAAGGGTCGTCTTCTGATTGAATACGCTCGATTTCAAGCATTTCCTCTTCACCAACTGTCATTCCCTCGCGGAAAAATGCCATCTGTGTTTTTTCCTTACTTAATCCGTCTCTAGCTCTAAGAGTTGGGATTGTGTCAAAATTAGATGGCGCAAGTGAAACTGGCAAACCCTTGTGTGTCTTAATCCAACTTAAATCAAGTCCCTGCTTCTTTCTTTCTGGAAACCACTGTAAACCAAGATAAGGTATCTGATTACTAGCGTTTTCTGTTGCCGATAATGCGATAGACTTACTGTCTAATACTTCATTAATTAACATCTATTTACCTCCTGTTATTATTCAAATACAATCATTGGAAGAGCTGTCTTAACTTCTGCGTCATATGTAACGCCGGAATGCGCTTCTGCTACTTTCGTGTTAAGATATGCTTTCTTAAGCAGCACTCCTTGTGGCCTGTCCTCTGTTACATCAAATCTCAAAATACCCACTACCGTAGCCGTATTGTCAGCCTTGCCATTTGCTCCGATTGGAGTACCTGCTTTGACAATCTTCTTGCCCTGTGCGTTTTTAGTTGTCACGCCATCAAAATCAAGTGTTAATGGGATTGCTTCATTAGGCTCTCTCTTTAAAATCTGAACATCTCCTGCGTATAAAGTCTTTTCATACTGCATATTCATTTCCTTTGCCATTTCTTACCTCCTGTTATTGCTGAATGTAATGTGATAAAACGTCATTGTTCTTAGGTGCGTTAGATATAAGGCTTTCTGCTATCTTTTCAGCATTTGTCTTATTATCTGTACCGGCTTTATCGCCGCCAGCCGCGCCACCTCCCGGATTCGTACTGCCTTTTGCAATCTCCTGTTCCTTGGCTTGCGCTGCAGCGGTCTCTTTTTTAGAGATAATCTTTCCAAGAACGTCATAATCAAAGCTGCCATCATCTTTTACAATCTGCGCAGCCTGCTCTGCGGTAACATTAAATTTAGATGCAGCATTGGCTCTCTGCGTGGCTATTGCCTGCGCTTTTTCAAGTTCCGCGATTCTCGCATTGGCTTTTTCGAGGTTCTTATTTGCCTGTTCGACTTCCGTGAGCTTTCCCTGTTCGATATCATCGAGCTGCTTCTGCAACTCTTCAGCTTTGTCAGCCTTTGTCTTGTACTCGTCAACCATTGCTTTGGCTTTCTGTACGGAACTTCCGTAATCTGCCATGATCTTGTCCGCGTTTTCCTCGCTTAATCCCATAGCAATCAGATCTTCTCTCTTCATTCATTACCTCCGATATGTCATACGAATTTTTATACGGTGCAACGACACCGAACGACATCGTTGATTTTTACGCTCACAACTTTGCGAATTTTTATAAAATAAAAACAGCCGCCGATTATTCGGTAGCTGTCTTATCTTTGTTTGTCTGGCTCTGTGTGCCATCTGTATTCATTTTATTTATCAATTCTTGTGCTTTCTGTTCCTGTGCTTCTACATCGTCAATCGTTTTCCATAGATTATCCAAGTATGGCTTCGACAACAAGAATGTCTTTTCTGCATCTCCCCAAAGTCCGACAGATTTAATTGCCACAAGCGGATGAATACCGGCTTGTAAAAGCTGATATAATGTCTGTGACTTGGTGTACATATTGTCTTGTGGGCTATGGTTAATCTGAACATCAAAGTCGCGCGAACTCAGTCCCAAATCGTGATCCTGTATGCGAATCACATTCAAAACAACTTTCGCAAGCCTTTTTTCAGCCGACTTTACAATCGGGTCTTTCAGTTTGGCTCTCGACTTTGAGAAGTCCCATCCGTTTCTAAGCTCAACCGCCCCCTGTGTATCTCCACCGGAATTATTGTTGTTCTTATTCGGTATGGCAAGAATGGACTGCGCATTATCCCATAAATCATCCTTTGCGACTTGGCACTCTGTCTGATTCAGCTCCTGTGTCATAATGTCAACATCTGATTTATTATCTTTGTTGATAGACTTAACTGTAAGGGCGTGACTCATTTTCATTTTTTCAAATGTTTCTTCATCAACCTCGCAATTAATAAATTTAACCCAATACTCGACAAATTGCTGTACAGAGTCCATTCGGTTTGACTGCATTGTATTGATTGCATCCAATAGTCCGATCACAAGCTCAATATCAGAAATGCGCTCATGGTTGTTCGGAAACTCAACAATCGGGATTCCACCAAAACCATGCAGTTTCCAATCTCGAACCTCTCCGTTTACAATCTTGCATTCATAAGAGTCCGTGTAGCAGAGTTTATACATCTGTCCATCGGCATCCTTAAGCTCTTGGATTGCTAAAAGTGGTTCTTCTGTGGATTGGCTGTATATAACAAACGTATTCATTGGTGTTGGTGCAACAATTCTAAATGGCATATCTCCATTTTTTGTAATCTGCACTGCCTTAAATGACGTTCCGGTTGCTGATTGCCACTCTCCTGCCTTAATGTCCTTTTCCTGCTTATTAGCATCGGTCAAATAATCGTTAAATTCATCAACTGCATTGTTTATCCGGTCATCGTCTTTCCTGCTGATAAGCTGAATTGGCTCACCGTAAGTCTGACCAACTTTGAATTGAACAATCTCATAGGCATGGTTTTCAGACACCTTATTGGTTATATCCGCATTCTGTACCTTTGTTCGGTACAATACAGGCTGATCGCCCTTGTAATAGTTCCACAGATAACGAATGATCGTCTTGTTGAAATAAAATGCACCAATGCAGTTTCCGACAACGTTTACGATATTGTCTGCCGTAATCTGTTCTACGTTAGCATATGCAATTTTTCTTCCGTATCTGCCTTTTACAAGGTCATGAAAATACTGTGTATTCATATAAATAAAACTCCACTACTGCAAGCGCGTTTCGGTATTGGCTTTGTTTCAATCTTGCCTGTTGCCACGCGATAAATCACAATATGATTGCATTTTTTACATTTACACGGATGATCTATCGTAGATCTCCCATCATAATGTCCGGCAATTCTTCCGCAATCCGGGCAATATATAGTTACTTTTTTCATAGCAACCTCTTTCTTACAAAAAAAGGCACCGCCATTTCTGACAGTGCCTTTTACGGGTTATATGCTTTTGGGGTTGTAGGATTTTGTTTTTCTACTCTTTTAGTATACCATGCAAGTTTTAGGAAATGTTGTGAAAGAGTGTGAACTATTGTGTACTTTTATGCACTCTTTTCAAGATAAATCCCGCCGAATTTCTTCTCAAACTCCCGAATAGCCTTCTTTCGGAGGTTCATGATATTTCTGTAGGAATATCCCATTTCTACAGAAATTAAATTCCAGTCCTTATTATCAACATAGTGCGCATACAGGACAATATACACATTTGTATTTTCCATACTGTCAATCTGCCCGATAATAACCCGGCGTTTATCCACAAATTCGCACACAAGTTCTTTTATCTCGTTCTGCAGGTCTGCAATTTTAGCAACAGCACTTCCCATTTTGTCCGGATCGCCGGAAGACTGCACATCAACCTCTTTGGGAGATACGGAAATGGAAGTTGCCATATTGGAAAGTTTTTGAATTTCGGACATTTTGTTTTTGATAACATGATCACATCTATTTATTTGTGAAAGATATTTGTCCGTTGTCATATCCTAATACCTCCTAAATGGGTTTACTGCCGCTTCTACCTTTGCGTTATTGTTTGGGTTCTCTATAAACATTTCAAGCTGGGTTAAACCGTCTGCGGCATCGTCATGTTCATTACCGCCAATACTTACAAACATAGAGAGTTCATCCATAGCCGCTTGATATTCGTCATTTCTGTAATATCTCGTTACTCCAAGATCTGAATCTTTCTTCATTTGTTCCTGCGTCGGTCTGTGCATATCAAGAAATATGAATTTTCTCTTAACATCACCGGAATACGCTATGATCTTCGATAACTTTTCAACCTTGTTTGGTGCTTTTCTACTTGTGCATGAGCATTTATAGTCCTGTTCCTGCAACTTTTCATCTACATATTGGCAATACAGATCTCCTCCTGTATTTCCCTCAAATCTTGTCTGCCGAATCTCATTCCCGATAATTCGTCCAACAACAAGAGGAATTGTTACCTCTTTCGGCCCCTTATTGAATACCCAATCGTAAATATAAACATCACCGTTTTCATATTCTGCCCCAATCGGCATTGACAAGCTATCGCCGCCGCCCCAGGCAACATCCACAACTCCGATTCTTCGAAAATCTCCATCCGGAAGTATTCCGTTAAATAGTCTCAAATCCGTATAAAGCAATCCTTCGCGGACATATGGTTGCTGCATAAACTTAGCCATCCATTCGGCGTTGTCAAGCTTATCTCGCATATCCCGATAGTATTCCGTGGAAAATCCGTTGATTTCATACGCGAAATTGCTTTCATCATTTTCATTAAGTGCCGGAATCTTACGGAATCGGTATTGTGGATCATGCTCATATTGCTTTCTCATGCGCTCCAACGGATCTAAAACATTCCAAAGAGTACCAACCATCAATTCCCTTGCACCGTCATTTTTACGGTCAACCATCTTGTTTAGGTACTCTTGGTATGTGTTTTCCATTCGAGTAGGGCTTAATGAATGCTCACGATCACGAACCAAGTCATCGACATATAAATATCCATCTTTCGAAACATCGACTGCTCCTGTCCATGTTCCATCAATACCACGGCACGTTACTGTTGCGAATCTGTCCGGATCTCCAAGTGTAATTGTAAATTCGTCCGCGCTTTTGTCTGTCGGAATTGATGCGTTTGCGTATTCCGGATGCCAATAAGCAAAAAGTTCCGCAAACGTATATTCTTCTGTGGTAAAAAGATTCATCAGTTCTTTGTAAAATCCTTTTGCCAAAATACCAGAGTGACCACCCATTGCGCTATGGCTGTTCGGTCTGCGCAAAGCCACCCACGCAAGGAAGAAAATACAGATAGTCGATTTACCAACACGCGATGGCATTGACAATCCGTAAAATTTAATCTTCCGGTTTTCCAAATCTTCAAGATCTTGAGCGACTATATTCAGTGTCTTGCGGCGTGGATAATAAAACCGTTTACTCCAATTTCTTTTGCGCTCCATAAAGTAAATAAAGCTCTCGAAACGATAAAAGCTCTCTAATCGCAAGACTTCATAGAACTGATCCACAAGTTTGTATCCGCCTTTAATGTCGTGATCCTGCGCATATCGTTCAAGTTCCCATATGCTACCACCCGCGTTTTTCTGCGTATATTCGTTTATTAAAGCCTTTGTTCTTTCGGTTATAGTCAATCCATAGTCAACGTCTTTTTCCGTCCGAATCGCCACATTGCACGCTTTCAAAAGGGCATCTATTACCTGTTCATCAACGCCTTTTCTCTGTATGTAGTTTTCATATCCATTTACTGCATTGATTAACTGCTTTGAAGCCAAATAAAAAGCACCTCCGCAAAAAGCAGAAGTGCCTTGACCTCTGCCTATAATTTTTCTAGGTTAGCGACTACAATCAATCTGTAGCCGGTAATATGCGTAGTCAGTAGTAAAAGCTATTCTTAGCACACCAATATTTTACGCACCTCTTAGTGTTTCGGAAATTATTTAAAGACTATTTTCTTGGTCTGAATTGTTATTTATTTTATATCCGCAATGCTTTCTACAAAGCAATTGTAGTAGATATATCTCTTGCCATTGAGGTCAAACTTAACATATCCACCATCGTTTGTGCTAAGGTCAATCTTGCCTTTGTATGTTGCAAGTTCTTTACCATCTGCCGTGTATACAGTAATGGTTCTTTGCATACCGCCATTTGCATCGCTTTTCATGTCTACCACAAATCTGTCCCACGATGCACATCCGGTCATTCCCAAGCACAATGTCAATCCTAATGCAATTGCTATAATTTTCTTCTTCATAAAATCTCCTTTCAATTCATGCATAACACTTTTTCGCAAACATCAATACATTCTTTTCTCTTCTCATCATTGGCACACTTGACATCTGCGTTGTATCGGCAATAAGTCAGATTGCATTTTTTATTTACATAAGCATTATTCACATTATCAATCCATTCACGAAACGGAATATTGTTGATTGTGGCATTGTCTAATACCGTGTCAGCTATCTCCTGTACCATTTTTCTGTATTGAAATTCCATCAATTATCGCTCCTTAAGGCAATACTTCAAACAATGTTGGTATTTTCTTCATTTCCAATGCACCTTGAACCCTTTCTTTTTATACTCCTCTACGGCTTTTTTAAGGCTCATATCGTCCTCATACTTTTCATTCAGCATAATCACCACATTATCTTTTTCGATGCCGTATATGTTGCAATTTGCAAGTTTCTTAGCCGTTCCAAGGATAGCTTTTGTCTGCTTGCGGCTCATTTCATAGGTTTTGGTTCCCATATTAACAGTCATTTCTCATAAACCTCTAATCATTCCTAGCAGCCCTACACACACGAGTATTGCATCTCCTCGAATATCTAATATGCATTACAGAATCATGCACAAGGTCTGGCATATACCCTCTTTCTAAAATAGTTTTTGATATTCCTCTTGCTTGCTTGATGCTATTGAGTAATGGCATGTTTAAATCTTTTCTAAAGTGCTTAAAGTACGAAAAGAACCATTCTCTTTGTGCATATTTTATATTGTGCCTTATTCTGCTATCTAATTGCAGACAATGAAGCATTTCTTTAATTCTGATCATTTCTCATAAACTCCTCAAAATCTTCCATACATTTATAACACAAGTCGTATGTGGTATTTAAAATGCCATTCCTTGTAATGGAATTTCCACAAAGTATTCCTTTTTCAATTTCAGTACCGCACCTGTCGCAAGTACGCCATTCTTTTTGATGTTTCATATAAATCCCTCACTTATCACATTCGATTCCCGGAATGAATGTTCTTTTACCCATACAAGCATCTTCAAAAGTCGTAGTCTCTATTGAACAACAGCAACTAGCCGGGTCTAATTGACAATTTTCATGGTTAATACATACACATAAAATTTCTTTTTCCTGCTTCATCATTCCACCGCCTTTTAAGCCAACCCTAGCATACATAAAATATCAAGTCCTGATATTCTCTCCGCACCCTCTCTTGTGTGCATAAGAATATCTTTAAGTTTTTCATTTTCTGCATCGCTGTATTTATTTCTATCATACGCTTCCGAAAAACAATAATATTTGCAATATCCATAGCCTGTACCAAGCATGTTTCCGTGAATGCTCTTTCCGACAATATCGTAATATTTTGGTACTTTTAAAACGTTATGTTCTTCATCCATGGCACATTCCTTTTGCTCTGCTTCTAGTTTTGATTGAAGATATTTTAAAAAACTAACAATATCTTTTTCCGTTTTGGAAATATATAAAATAGTTTCTTTCATTCTTCCACCAACTTTCTTCCGCAGATAGGGCAAAAATTAATTTTTACGGCTCCTGCAACCTCTTTTCCATCGCTATTGTCGAAAATCATGTTATTTTCAGCTCCAAAAAGAACTAAATTTCCTTTACCATCAATGATTTTCTTTTTATTCTGACAAAAATCACACATTCTTCCGCCCCTCCCCTTTATTAAATACCACGTTTTCAAATATTGCCGTTTCCACCTTCTCCGGCTGGCTTTCTGGAACATTCCTTGCCGGAATCTGTTTAAATAGGAATTGGCATTTGCAATAAGGACAGTTATTAACTTCGGAATCAAGTATTAGCATTCCACAATTTAAGCAGCTTGTCATAAATCATACCTCAATCAAAGTAAATTTTCTTATTTCTTTTGGGATCTCACGATGCAAAATACCATCTGCATCAAAATACGGTTCGCTGTTTAATAACTGCTTGCGTTCTACATTTCCTAGATATACTCTACTTGTTTTTCCACCAATCGTGATTTCTCCGAAGAACATTTCCCCTATTTCAGCCTTGAATCCGCTTACATCATATGGAGTTTTGCAATAAGGGCACACCTTTTTATCTGTTTCGATTGGTGCGCCACAATTCACGCAGTTTGTCATATTTTGTACCCCAATCATAGCAAAAATCGGAATCCTCGCGAGATTCCGTGTCTTTTGTTCGATATAAATATTCCACAATGTTTTCATCATCGAATAGCGGCACAGGGAATCGAACCCTGTCAGACCAAACCATGCCAACCGCTTTCAAATCTGCAATTTCTAATCACGGAAGGGTTTTCTGTTTCCAATAATACCGCTACCATCCATAATTCTCCCATCGACCGGAACTATTGCAGTAGCACCCGGCTAAGTGGAGATAAGGATAAACGCAGATATTCGGACTCGAACCGAAACACCGTTTCCGGCTACTGACTGTTTAGCAAACAGTTTCCTTACCAGTTAGGATTATATCTGCACGCGCCGGGCATGGAAGTTCCCTACCCGAACCATTCCTTGCGCTTCAGAATGGCACGGTGCTACTAACACCGCTCAATGGCTTGTGGCGGTATCGAGCCTCCCTATACAGATTTTCAGTCTGTCGCTAATCCATCTCAGCTAACAAGCCATGTCGTGTAGTTTCCGTTTTTCCTTGCTCCACACTACACTAAGTGCAAGGTTCTTTTAGTCAGCGGTTACCGCCATCTTTTGAATGACAACCGCTCAATCCAGTTACCTGTGCTAAGTTTAACCGGTATATTGATTAGCACCTGCATTTCTGTAATAAACACACTAGGGGCGTACTGGCAACATCACCTGTGGGGATTGCAGGAATCGAACCCGCGACAACCCGGATATAAGCCGTGTCTTCTGCCACTGAATTAAATCCCCATAACCGCCATCAGACGGTTAGCAATATGTTTTACGTGCTATGCGTTACACGATCATGCGCCGTGGGATAGACGCATGATAGAATACCACCGGACGGTCTCGCACCGTCCTTAACAGAATCGTCCTAGTGGCGAAAGGAGGAACCCAAATGCTTGAATCACTCAACCAAGGGTTCAAGTACATATGAAAAACATACGTGGCTGCATGGAACGTCAGCATGCAACCAATTAGGCTACCGGGATTCGAACCCGGAATGCAGGAATCAAAATCCTGTGCCTTACCGCTTGGCGATAGCCCAATGTTATTTTCGTCCGCGAACATGGTTCAAGCACCAACGCCCAACTGCCAAGAATCATTGCCCGCGGACTTAAGCTATACCGGATGCTCCGATTTCTCACTCTGGTGTTCGACGTCACTATCCAGATTGAGCAAATCTCCGGTGCTGTCCGGTTCCTTTGATTTTGTTATATGTATTCTTTCGACCACACTCAAAATTGGCGGTAGAAAGTAAATACCAAATATTGGATCATAAATTGTCATGTTGTTATCTCCAAATGGTCATAATATTCATTGCAAAGATCGCGTATGAAAGCAAATACCCCATTGCGTTTGAATTGTCTTTCTGTTTTACCTGTCCTCTCACAAGTCCAAGTATTACGAGGGCATCTGCCGCTGTTGCAATAGCTTTCAAAGCCATATCAATATCTCCCATCCTCAAAGCTGTGTTCCTGTTTGAATCGTTCCATTTCATTTACGCTCATACCGAAGATCCCGGCAGATGAATCAGAGTCCGTATGTTCGAAATGCTCGCCCTGCTGTGGAAACATAAACCGGAACATGGCATAGTTTGCAACGTCACACAAGTATTCAAGGTTTCCAGTCTCTTCAAACTTGGCAAGGCACATTTTCAAACTTTCGATTGCATCCACATTCCCGTTTGCAAAATTCATTCTTGCCGGTCCGTATTTGTAATACGACTGTTCAATCAATCCTTTGCGTTTTTCATCAAAGGTTTCGGAATACTCGGTTTTCATCAACTCATTGCTGCAGCTTGCCATTAAACATCACTTTCCGCTCTGCGGTTTGCTCTTTCAATGTCAAACCCTTCCGGATAACGTGCCTTAAGTTTGTCTACGTTCATTTGCATGATTTCATCAAGGCTCCAGCCGAAGGATTCGCAAAGCATTGATCGCCAGCTTCTTTCTTTGCGTGGTCAATATCAAGTTGTTTCTCGTGGAAAATCCACTTTTTAATCATGTCGTTGAACTCTCCGACCTCGCCGGATAATCCAAGACAGGCATTAAAGATACCGCCAAGGTCATAATCTTGCAACGCAGATGCGATATTGTTCTTTTTGCAAAATTTAAGCAAATCGAGTTTATCCGAAATTCTTTCTGTCGCCTTGCAATCATTTGTCCGCATGGCTAACGACTGATACTCGTTTCCGGTCATATATCATTCTCCTGTCCGAAACACTCTTTTTTTTAAAAAATTTTTGGAAATGTAGTTGCGATTCGCAACGTGAAAGTGAATTGTTTATGTTTATATTAAGCCAATTTCTGTAAAATGTCAATGAGTACTGTAAGTGGCTTTTTATTTTTTGAGGTATTTAAGGGACTTAGTAGCCGCCCTGTGGTCTTTCTGTCAGACCCCCTCCCCATCCTTTTCTTGCAAACATGGAAATCTAAAATATTTTCCATTTCGTTTTGTTGTCATTGTGTGAAAATCAAATTGTTTTAATACAATTCCTATCGTACACTTGCAACTATTCGCAAAACCTAACTTTTCCGAATAGTTCACGAATAGTTGAAACGCTACAACCCTTGGTATTACTGCATTTGTGAATTGTAGAATAATCGCACACAATTTAAACCGTATTATTTGCCGCTGCATCCGTAAATTGTGTGTCAATCGCGTGCAATTCTTGGCTCTTTTTCTCGTCCAGTCTTGGCAGCTCCTGCGCTGTGATTGCCCTTCTTTGAGTGGCATTATCGCCAATGCCGGGCTGATTCATGCCGAATTCGTTGTTACCCACGAACATTGTACCCACTGGGCTGTTGGAGTCATACGCTCTATCGAGTATGCAATCCTTGCGTGATCGCTGCAATTTTTGCCAAATCTTAAAAGCCAACGAACTTGATTCCTCGTCTTTCCAAAGGTCAAACGTTGTAGTGGGTATATTACAAAAATAACTAAATGCTACTGTACTTACCAACTTGCTATACACATTGGAGATGTATATATAATAATCACACAGCTTATATAATACCTCTCTATCGTATCTATTGCAGTTAGTCGGTATAGTTGCATTACCAAGAGGTTTCAAACTCTTGTCTTTAAGTACCGATGTATCCGGGAATAAATGCATACCAACATACTGCATTACAGCTTTCCATTGTCTCTGTCCAGCTTTTAACAAATCTTCGATGTGAAATTCTATACAAGCGTTGTCTATTAAATCCTGTACAGTTGATGTGTATATCTGTACTGTACCTAGATCCACTATAAGGCTTGTAAGATCTACACTCTCTATATCCTGCATATATTCACACCTCCAATCCGTTTTATTTCTCTCTGCTTTTGGTATACATTATTTCCGGGTTTAAAGTCAAGCCTTAATTTTTTACGGTGGTATTATATACTTACGCCGCGCGCGTATGCGGATATACACTTACTATAAACCTATAGACTTTAGATACAGTGTATTATTATTAATCTAAAAGATTAAGAAAAAGAGAGAGAAAGAGAAACATAGTTCTGAAAAAGCGACGTCAGACGATTGTGTCGCCTTATGTCAAACGATTGTCAGACGATTTTTTGCAAAAACTGATACTATCCTATCATTTTTGGACTTATCAAAGACCTAATACAACTAGCCTTGTTCATAAAAAGTTAAGAAAAGTTTTATAGTTTGTTTACGGTTTTTCGGAGATTTTTTAAGATATGCCCGGACGCGTTATTGATTTTGGACATAACAAAAAGAAAAGGCAGCCGGAAAAGCTACCCTTTGTTTGAAAATATTCAATTACGTTCTTATTGCTTCTGAACCAGCTCGTAAACCAATGCGTCAATACGTTTTTCCATTTCGTCAAACTCGCAAGTCTCATTTTCCTGAAACGCTGGCATTAGTACATAACTTTCAAACGCTTTTGTTGTGTCGTTCCACTTTCGGCTCTGTGCTGTTTTCTTGATCTGACTATACTATAGCACACATATATCACTTTTGCAAGTGATATTTTATTTTTTTTGCAATTTCTTTTTCAGTTCCAAATCTTCCGGACTCTCTACATATATAAAGATGTCTTTCGGCTGCATATCCAAAAGCAGACAAAGATTATTAATGCTCTTTGCATTTATATTTGTGTCCTCACGTTTTATTTTTTTGAGCGTTTCTTGACTTAACAATCCGCTTGTTTTAGCCATGTAGGAGTTAAAGCCGATGCGCTCCAACGCGTCCCCTACATCAAATCTGTATTTTAGCATTGCGTACCTTCCTTTCTATATAGATTTTCTTAAATCAATCATACTTTTCCTATCTGGAAAAGTCAAGAAAAATATTTCTAAAAAAAGTGATATTTACTATTGACTGTCACTAAATTTAGTGATATGATACAAGCATCAAATGAAGCACAGAAAACAAAAAGGCGGTCACTCCTACCAAGAACGAACCGCCACCAATCAAAAAAGAAAGGTAGCTATATTATAGCACAGGTAAAAAGAAATGAGAAGAACAAACAGCAAAGAAACAATGGAAGCAATTAAAAACGCAATCATGGAGAGTTACGAAGCAGCAGAGGAATATTACACATATGACAACAAGGAAGCAAAGACAGACTACAACGACATATGCAAAGACATTTTAACGGCTTTTGAGAACGAGAAAGTTAAATATGATTGTCAGTATAGAGCCGGAAGAATTAGTAAATATTCTTTGTTTTGCGACTGGATGGCAGGACTTCCTACAGCTTTCCCTATTTCTGATGATATTTTTCTTGGCTCTGCCGTTGATTGGCTTGCTGATATTTTAGACGAGACAGAAGAGGAAAAAGGCAGATATACAGAGGATAAGGCAGAAGCGACAGCATGTAATCTGCTTTACAGAGAGCTTACAAAACACGCTGCAAAAGCAAAATAATTAATTAGCAAGGTTGGCGCTTCCGGGGTTCGATTCCCCGGCTTGCTTTTACCGGGAAACTGGAAAAATTTGAATATGGAGGACTTGAAAATGGGAAAAACAAATATTGATATGTGGTATGGTGACAAGCCGGAACAGGTGACAGGATTAGACATATATTTTAATGATTTAGGCGGGTTTTATTCCGGAAATCTTCGCATTTTCGGGAAAATTGTTGGTGATTATTACGCCGACAGCGTACAAGACATAGAAAAAGCCTTTCCGCACCTTGCGAAAAATATTGAAAACTGTTTGAATTAGCCGCCGCAGAGGATGCCCGCCGGATCACTACCGGCGGCGGTTTTATGAAATTGAAAAGGAGAAATAAAAAATGAATGAAAATAACTATGTTTTGCACGCAAAAAACGGCGTTGTGCTTGTGACAGAATCGCAAGCAATTAACAACGCGCTAGATCAAGAAAAAAGTGGCGTTATTCCGCGTTACTCATTCCTGGATTATAAAACCGGTGAAAACCTCACACCGCCCGGATGGCTCGTGTGGTCAACTTTTGCGGACGGATGCGGCGTTGTGTACCGCAGATCTGACGGAAAAATGATCGTAACAACAGGATTTCAAGGGGATTTTGTTGTAATTTAAGGCGGTACCATTCCGCCTTTTTCGCGTGCTTGGTGCATCCGTTCCGGTTCGATTCCGGGAGCGCGGACTACATGGAAATCGGTTTCCATGCGCAAATTGACAAATAAACACAATATAAGGAGGTGGGAAAGATGGGAAAGTATGAGTATATCGGCAAAAGGGAAATTCTGCGCCGGGTGCGTGCTCTTGGGTATTTCGTGCGATTTGCGCGAGATTGCAGTTATAAAAAGTTTGAAGGCGTGGAATGGGTGGAGTCTGCAAAAATCAAAATAACCGCCCAACGTGGCGGCGATTGGATACAGATCACACAAAGGCCGGAAAATATAACACACACTTACAGCCGGTACGATGGGAAAAGCTATCTTGACAAGTGGTAAAATGCGGTTTATGCTAGACTATAACTATAGCCGGGCAGGCGTCTTCTGGCGTTTGCCTGTGATCGGCAATATCATCAAATATCATCAATGAATTATCTATATATGGCATAGCATATAGTGTATTTGTGTTATTTGCGGAATGTTGCAGATAATTGCACGTTTGTTACACGTTTTTGAGAATCCGTGAAAATGGAATCTCGACCCTAAAACGCTACCCCAGGGGGGGTACAAAAAAATTACGAAATATTTTTGGGGGCGCGGGAAAAATTTTCTTTCGTAAAAATCAAAGACCGAGCCGCATAGTCACTTTTACTCAGCTCTTCTATCAGCTTTTCCCTAGTCATTTCCGGATTCGTCCGGTGCACGTACTGTAAGAGTTCTGAAATTTTATCCATTATGCAACCTCCATAAATTCAATCAATAGTCTGTCTGCTATTTCAAATACTTCTCTTCCGTATGTAGCCAAGAAGTCTGCTACAATTTCCTCTGTATCAATATCCATGTATACATTGTACGAAAGACAGAACGCATGACATAATTCGTGACATAACACACGGTCAAGGAACCTTCCGCGTAGATCATCCGCAAGATATATCGTTTTCGTGTCCCTGTCGGTCATGCCTACCGTTCTGCTTCCGTCACTTCTCTGTAGCATATCGCTGTAACGCGATACTTTTACCAAATTCCACATTTCATTGTTTATCGTGAACAATTTACCACCTCACAAACAAAGAGGGCAAAATGCCCTCTCTATTACATTTTTGTTACAAGCGTAGTCAGTTTTGTCTTGGTCAACTGTTTCTCTTCCGGGGACATACCGGAAAACAGTTCGGTCACATCTTCCGAAAGAGATTTCATGTACTTTTCAAGTTCTTTCATCTTTGCGTCCTTATCTTCCGGTGAATTTCCGTTATGCATTTCCTTTGTCTCCATGTAGCTTCTCCGACTCATACCGGCTCTGCCCTCTCTTGCATCGTGAGTACCGGTACTCATGCCGTTATTTCCGCTCATAGGCTCTGAATAATACATCTTTCCCATACTCATTCTGTCAAGGTCTCTCATTCGGTCGTATTCCGGCATTCTCTCCCATTCGTGGTAATCTTTCGGCATCTGATGATAATATGGAGGTTCTACATATCCTCTGCGTGTTCCACGTCCTTTCGGTGCGAATCTCCCATTTGAGTACCGGTACTCATTGTAATATCTTCTTTCCGGATAATCTCCAAATTCTTCCACCATGCGCATGATTTCTTCATCTTCAGACTTTTTCATCGCTTCAACAATGTTATAGTCCTTGTCAAAGCATACGATGTTCTTTGCAATCTCCGTCCAATCCTTGAGATCATCAAGGTTTTGTCCCTCAAAATTCTCAATTCCAATGCCGTCAACGTGGGCTTTCACGCAATCCATAATCTGTTTCGCAAACTTATGCATAATATCAAGCCTCCCTTACTGCAATCAAATTACTGTTCTGAACCTCGATAGCCTGTGTGGACGTATTCTGCACGGCTACGGTACTGCAACAACCGCATGGCACATCAACATATGCTTGTGCTGATACATTAAAGAAATTCTCAACTGCCGCAGGGGTCACGATCATCTTTGTTGACTGTAAAGGCTCTCCGTCTACTGCAATGGCAAGCGAAATCTCTCCAACTGTGCCGCCTGTCGGAATCTGAATGTTGCCGGAATACGATACTAAAAATCTAGCCTTACACTGATTGGTGATACCTCTTAGCTTGATAATTCCACTTCCCTGTCTGTGTACGATACATTTTGTTCCATTTACCGCTGTTTCTGTAAATACCACATCTTCTCCAGCGGCAACGGTTTGTAATGCAATTCCTGTTACTTCCATTATTTTTACCTCTTTTCACAAAAATAAGGGCAAACATTATAGTCTGCCCTTTGATTATAAGTAATACTGCATAGCAGACATGATTGAGTTAAACTCAATTAAGATACTCAATTATTTAGTTTTAGCAGCCACATCCGGTGTTGCATCCGCATCCATATGCATAAGCATTTGGATTAGGCACAACATATGCCGGAATAGCAGTCGGATTTACAGCATTGATAATCTGCTGTGTCTGAGCTGCCATCTGAGTTGTAAGTAATGCACTCTGACGATCCTGTGAAGCCGCTCTGCGAAGGTCATTATTTTCTGCCTGTAAGCTAGAGATTTTCTCATTGCAGAGATAATCAAGAATAGCGCGTGTTCCTGCATTCTGACTGTCGATAATGTCTCTTGTGTTGCTGTTCATGGTGTTCTGCAACGCGCAAGTGTTAGTTGCCATGTTGTAGTTTACACCTTGGATAGCTTCTCTTGTTTCACAGCAACAGTTAGCAAGCTGTGACTGTAATGCGTTTGTATTCTGCATATTAGCGACTGTATCAGCATTGATAGCTTGCTGAATGCCAAATCCGGTCTGCAAAATGTTTGTGTTGATGCCATTCATGCCGGTTTGCACTGCATAGAATCCGTCACAAAGTCCGTTTGTGATTCCGTCAAGTTTTGACACAACAGCCTGATTATCAAATCCGCGCTGGATTTCGCTTCCGACACCGCCATTCATTCCGTTTCCTCCGAATCCGTTACCGAATCCACCCCATCCGAAGATGGCAAAGATAACGATAATGAACCATAACCATGAGCCTTCTGCGCCCCATCCATTGTTATTTCCGTTTCCGTCAATGTTCGCAACAAGCGGAACGGATGCACAATTACCTGTGTTAAACATAGAATTTACCTCCATAATTCATTTTTATATACATAATCTTGCAAGAATTAGTATCACATTCCTAATTGGCTTTTAAACGACTCAAAAGCCTTATCTGCGTCAATTCCTTTTTCTTTGCACAAATTCCTAGCCATCTGTTCGATGCCTTTGGAATCTCCATTTTGCGCCATCTGCATAGCGTTTTTAGCTAAAGGGTTGTTCATTACGCTTTTATTCCCCATCATTTGTTGTAAAAACTGCTGTGGGTTTCTCATTCCCTGTAACATCTGCATAGGATTCATTAAGACTCACTCTCCTTTTGTGTTCGTGAAGATTTTCTTTGCGTTTGCGAAGATAACTTATCTTCCAACTCTTCCATCTTTCCAAACAAGCAATCCAATTTGTCAGTAATAGCCTTTGTCGCATCATCAGATAGCCCTATTTCAATTCTTTTATCATCACTCGAAGAATCTGCCATCTGCTCATTGAAAGGCTTGTAAACGGTCTTTCTGATTGTTCCATTGGCATCCCATTGTTTTGCTACGATTGCGCTCATGTCCTGCATCGGGAAAAACGCAACGCTTCCATCCATAGGTACATCATTCGCCATGATTGCTGACTCCGACTGCACTACTTTTCCTTGGATTCCGAGAAACTGCGGTTGCATCTGCGGAATCTGGGGCTCTGGCTGTTGAAACCTCTGCATTGGGTTATACTGATATGCGGCATAGCTTGGGTTTGGGTTAAATGCCATATTCTGATTTTGCATCTGATACATTCTCTTCCTCCAATACTTCCTTGATTGCGTGTATCATTGCTGACTGATACACAAGCGGAACCTTTGACACATCTTCTCTTGTTAAGATTTTTTCAAGAATTTCATCCGTAAATAACATTCCGCATCCCTCCTATGCTTATATTTTTGCATAAAAAAAATACGGTTCTTCCGCAAAAAATAAGCAGAAAAACCGCATAAAAAAAGAACGCCCACAGCGTTCCAAGTCTACCATTTTCAGAAAAGAATCTAAAGCACTTGTGCAGACTCCTTTCTTTTGTGTTCAGTTTTTGAGTACCATTTTGAGTACCAAAGTTTTTTAAGACGCCGCAAACACAGTGTTTATGCGACTTTTAAAACAGTCCGTACGGGAATCGAACCCTAGAGTAATTGCCTTGAAATGGCTTAAAATAGCCATTCTTTCAATTTTTCTTTGAGTACCTTTGAGTACTAGGGACTCATAATGCTTCGATTAAGTCAAGTTCCTGTCTCTTTTCCTCAATTCCGGTACGATCAAAATAATAATGATCTTTTGTGCAACTAATGTCTGTATGCCCCATAGTATCAAGGATTGTGGACTCTTTCACTTTTCCGTCAAGCAAGATGCTGCCGTATGTCTTTCGGATTTTGTGCGGAGATTTGACTTTCATTCGCAGTTCATGTTCGCAGATATACCGCAAACGTTCACGAAAGTTGTAGGATTTCAACCGTTCTCCGTCTCTCTCAAATAGATATTCCCCGAAGGGATTTCTCTTTCGTACTTCATCAAGAATCCATTTGTACTTATCCGGCAATATTGCAAATCGCAATCCGGCTTCTGATTTCGGAAAATCTTTGACCTCATAGTGAAAACCATCATCATCCCGGTAGCGTGTCTCTGTAGAATTGATAGCAACCGTGTAATTTTCAACATCTTTCCGCTTTAATGCCGACAATTCCCCGACACGTACCCCTGTCTTAAACATAAATAGCAATCCAAGGTTCACGATATCCAAGTGGTTCCTTAAGTACATCTCCATGCGTTCCTTTTCATCTGGCATATATACTTGGTCTTTTGCCTGCCGGACTACGTGCTTAAATGCTTTTGGCGATATGTCCATATCTTTCAGCGTGTATGTAATGGAAAACTTAACATACTTCTTTCGCTTGGCATACTTAAAGATTCCATAAATCAGCGTCCGGAAGTTCGAGAATGCCTTGGAAGTCATGTTGAAATCATGGATGCTGTTTCGTATAAACGTTTCAAGGTCGCATTCGTCTATCCTTTTGATTTTCTTATCTTTGATACCGTCAAAGTATCTCTGAAAGTCCATTAAGTATCTGTCATAGGTTGCCCTGCTTATCTCTTCAAGTTCCAGCTTTTGTGAAATCCAACGGTTGAAGATTTCCCCAACTGTAGGGTCATCCTCTCTCTCTTTCCAATAGTCAATGATCTTCTGCTCGACCGCTTCTCTGCGCTTTGCCTTGATTTTACGTCTGCCCTTAACTTCATCCGGCAGATATGAGTACCAGTTCTCATCCTTTCCTTGATAGATTTTATAGGGATTTTTGTTGAGTAATTTTTCTCTCTTTTGCATAGTGACTTGTTTCTGCACAAGTGCTATGTCGAGAATACCACTATCAACGGCATATTTCAACAGTTCTTTTTCATCCAATCAAATACCCCCGTTCTTTCTATTTTATCCTTTATATCTCTCACTCTGTACTCTATCGTTCTTAGTGATAGATTTTCTTTTGTGGATATTTGCTTTTGTGAAAAACCACGGCAGAGAAGAGAGAAAATCCTCTCCTCTTCTTCCGTGAAATTGGCATTTTCTTTGATTTGTTCAAGTTCTGGCTTAATGAATTTTGTAAATTTCATAAGCCATTTCTCCTGTTAAATATAATCACTTAATCTCATTTGTGCCATTTCGGTATCTAACCTCTGCTTTGATACCTTGTAATAGTATTCGTCAAGCTCAAACCCGACAAATTTATGATTTGTGTTATAACAAGCTATCAAGCTACTCGCACTGCCTACATGAGTGTCAAGAATAATATCTCCGTCTTTTGCGTATCTGCTTAAAATCCATTCGTACAATGCAACTGGCTTTTGATTTGGGTGTATTCTTTTCTCGTTTTTACTTTTGTCGCCTTGCATTAAATGACCTTCTGAAATACTCTTTCCCTGCAACATTCCATTCCACATAAATGATATTTTTCTTACTGCAGTATCAAACGAAGTCCACGCAAGTTCACAATCTGCAAAATCTGTGTTTCCATTTACTTTATCCCAAACAATCCAACAACTGCTATCGTATGGAATTTTGCTTATAAAATGATTTGCACCCCATATAATTTGGTTTTTTGATACTCTGAATAATTCCCCAAAATAATCTTTATTCGGTGCCTTACTATCATTTCCGATATAATCCTTATAATCAGTAGGCTTTGCTAATTTACCCCTTCTCTTGTTTTTACCGCCGCTTTCGCCAATTCCATAAGGCACATCAACAATCGCAAGGTCAAAATATTTGTCGGGAAATTCTTTCATTCCTTGCATACAATCCATGTTGTAATATCCAAAATCTAACATTTGCGCTCCTTTATAAAAAATCACTTATATTCATTTGACCGTACTTTTCAAATACAAGCATTTCATTCTTTGCACGCTCGTAAAAGTTTCTGTCAATCTCGAATCCGTATGCACTTCTGCCAAGCTCTGCGGCGGCTCTTAGCGTGCTACCGCTACCGCAACAAGGGTCAATAACAACGTCTCCCTCGTCTGTAAAAATCTCAATCAGCTTTTTAAGGACAGCCACGGGCTTTTGTGCCGGATGGATTTTCGGTATGTCTTTTCCGTCTTTCTCCCAATTAAACCAATTGAAAATCATGTGTCCTGTACCTCTGATATTCTTTCCGTTTCCATCAATCTGCAAGCCATTTCTGAATTTCGGTAACTTATTTCTGTACAGTACAAGTGCATATTCCGTAGCACCTACGATACGCATATTCGCTTTAAGAACCTGCGGACTGTAATTTTTACAGAATACAAGAGGTATGTAATTAATGAATCCGTGTTTCTTTGCCGCCGCAATCAATGTTGATAACTGCTCGAATGCGCAAAATACAATCATACAAGGGCTATTACTACTTCTGTCCCTTGCGATAGGCTTTGTGTCCTCTTTTTTCAGCATCTTTGAACAGAAATGAAAATATTCATACAGATTGAAATTGAAATCTGAATTGAAGGCCGCCTTTTTCGCAAGTTTGCTCTCTCCGTTTTTGTTATCGCCACCGTTATACCACATAGGGTTACTGCCATAGAAGTTGTTGCCTACATTATAAGGAACATCAGCTATAATCAACTGTGCTGGCGGTATTGCATATTTCTTGTAATTTTGCATAGAATCACGATATATCTCACATTTAATTTTCTTTTTATACATTTTAAATCTACCAAAAGGAAACCTCGGTTTTATGCGCGCGCAACCTATTCCTTTCTTTGATTTTTAGTTAGTTGTTATATCTTTTTCTCAATGTGTTCTGCACCTTATTCATTCCCTTAATACCACCAACAATGAAAGCTATTTCTGCTCTATTTTCTGTCGCTTTTGTTTCTGCTTCCATGTCGTGCAGTCCGTATTCAGTCTGAATAATTTCATTTGCAGTAATTCTTTTCAGAATTTCTTCACATTTCTTCTTACTTAAAATCTTCATTCCGAATCACCTACTTTCATAAATACAATCCAATGCGTATCTGCTCTTTTGTTCCCGAATATAGGCTTGCCGCTAAAACATTTTAAAACTTCCGATAATTTTATTTGCTGTTCGTTCCATTTAAAAATCAATGTTCCGTATGGTTTCAGAACCCTCATGCATTCATCGAATCCTTGTTTTAAATCCTGTGTCCAAGTATCAGATAACTTTCCGTATTTCTTGGCCAACCAAGATTTTTCACCAACTTTTAACAAATGCGGCGGGTCAAACACAACCATGGAAAACGTATTATCATCAAATGGAATATTCCGGAAATTTGCTACTATATCCGGCTTTATTTTTAATTTACGACCATCACAAAGAGTATCTTCTAACTCTCTGCAATCCATAAAGCATACATTAGGATTTTCTTTATCAAAATAAAACATCTTACTCCCACAGCAAACATCTAATATAGGCTTATTCAATCACTTTCACCCACTTTTAATAAATCCACAAACCTTTAAGTTGCAACCTCGGTTTACCGAGGATTCGTTATTCCTTTCTTTCTTCTAAAATTTCATCCAAGCAAGCATTCCAACCCACCCGACTTATTGATACGCTGAAATCTTCATAACCGGATTTTAAATCAGGTATCTTCTCTGGCAACTCACGGAGCGGGCACCAATCCGGCTTTTCTCCGTCTGGCAAAAGTTTTCCTGTCGCACAACACAGATATTCGTCATCATTCTCTGTCTCATAGCACAATGTGCATTTCTGGCATACCTGTTCCGGCATGTCCATAACTAAAACCGCTTTAGCCATACAATCACCCTTTCCTTTTCTTCTTAGGCTTAAACTTAAAAACATCATTCTTCTGACGGCTTACCATGCTACGATAGCCGTTCATTTTACTGGCTCTGCTTTTTCCCATATCTCACACTCCTCCCGGTTTCTCACACCGCTCAAACTCGATAACCCACACCCACGGGTTTGCATCCCATCCGTAGCGGTCAAGGTCGGATTTTTTGATGGTGGAGTTCCAAAGTTTTTCCCATTCCATCATCACTTCATCACATTGACTGCACTGTTCTTCTGTCCCATAACAGCACTGCGAACCGCTTTCTCCGTATGTATTAAGACAATCCCAACAATCAGAATAAGCTCCCTCTTTTATCACATCAACCGGCTTCATCTCCTGCAGCCGCTCTACTCTCACATTCGTAACCTTAAGCCAGATACGTGCCGCTTCTTTTGGTATGTGGATTGATGGATGATAAATCAGCTTTGACGATTCCTTGAATGTAGGTAGGTCTGCCAGCTTATCACTAGCCCTGTAAATATATGTTCCCTCTTCATATCCTTCGCTCCATGTTTCTCTCACGTACAGTATATCGTCCGTGTGATATGGCGGATTCCATCGTTTGCTTAATTCCTCATCCTTTATATTTTCCGGAAGCTTATATTCTTCCCCAAAAAATTCGTGCGCTCCCTTGTTTGGATATGTCCATTTACCTATACAGCTTTTATGGCTTCCTCCATATGTATAACATAGCCCTGATTGTGGTTGTGGCTTTATCACGCTTCTGTTGCAAGTCTTCCGCCCGTCCAGAATCGCCCGAACCATTTCTGTATTGAATAAAATCGGTTTAATTGCCATTCACCCACCTCCATCTAAAATGAAATACTGCAAAATGAATCTGAATGTTGAAATTTTTATCAATCATTTCATGCTGTGTGCTTATCCTAATTGTCGGGAGAATATATACATCTTGTGTATCAACCAGAAAGTCAAATCTGTCAAAATTAACCATCTACTCCACCGCCTTCCACGATTTCTACTGCTTCATTCAAAGCATTATACACACATTCAGATGCGTATCCGAATTCTGCCCCCTTATTTTCCCGAAGATGCCTTAATGCTTCCATTCTTCTCTTTTCCAGTTTTTCTACAACCTTGTCCACATCGTAAGCGGTCGGCTGTGCATCTATCACGCTCGCCAATGTTGCCAAACTTACTCTCCTAAAATCATCATCAGATTTACTCGCACGCATGCAATATTCTTTTAGTGCATTTGCATCAATCAGTCCCATCGTTTTTTATCTCCTTTCTTCAAATAATCAAAAACCTCATGTCCAATCATCCCTACAACTGACAGAACGCAAAAAAGATTAACTCCAAATTTTGTTAGAATATCTAACCTAACGGCTATAAGTATTAGTAGAAAGAAATTTATGTACGATTGAAACATCATTCTTCATCACTCCAATCAAACCTACAACCGCACTTACTACAGTAATTTGGCGCATTGTTGTTATCCATTATTCCTGTATCATGACTAACTTTAATTACATTTCCGCATTCACAACGGAATACAGAAAGAGTATCACTAAGGTTATGGTTAAATATAGGTTTCTTCGCCGTCTGCTTAACCGCCGCCCTACATTCTTTCGGTGTGCCGATTGCGCTGTACTGTTGTACTTCTTCAAGTGCCTGTATTGCTACTCTAGTAGCTTTCGCAACCCTGCATCCCCCATATTCACAATTAAACGGGCTGTCTGTGCCTTGTGCGCATTCATAACAACTATCTTTCTTCAATATCTTAATTGCTTCACTCGCTGTCATATTATTCCTCGCTTTCCAACAACTCTGGATTGTCAAATACGTTTCCGACAATTTCATATTCAGTATCATATTCAAGCCTATGCTTATAATATTTTTCGTTAGGAATTGTACATATAATTTCAAAATCTCTAAATGTTATAAGCGTATTCACCTTGCTATTATTTATTTTTACAATATCATTCTCCCAGATCAGTTTGCCGTTCTTGTCCTCACGTCCTGTGCATCGGCAGATGGTATCTTTCTTTACTTCTATAATATTTGATGTTGAAAACCAACCGGCTAATATTTTGCTTGCATGATTCGGAATAATCAAATAAGTGTCATTTACTTCAACAAGTTGCCCTTTAACCCATCTGTCGGAATCATCAAACTTTGCTTTGAATAAGTATCTATCTTCCATATTCTCTCCTATTCTGCTTCTGATTGAAGCCATTCAGATATGCACTTCTTGCACATTCCTACATCATCTACATTGGGGCACTCGCCTATATGCATAACTTCAAGACAGCTATTAAATAATGTATTTGCTAACTCTTCATCCGACATATTCCTTATCCTGTCGGCATTGGTCGCTTTCACATCAACAAGTTCAAAACACTCATTACGCCATTTCAATACATTATCAATATTGAATGAACTGTAACCTACATGGTAATAATCTTCGCCGACTTTTTTGTACTTGATTTCGTAATATGGCTTGTTGTCTATCATCCTTACGATAATTTCAAGAGATGTAACTTTGTTTTTTGTATCATCATTTTCTGAAACTTTACTATCACATCTGCAACAAGGCTCATTATCTCTTGAATTGCTGTTGTGCTGGCAGTTGTAATTGTGTGCTTTTTCTTTTATGGCTAAGTCAAGGTAATATTTCAAATCTTTTATCAAACTAATAGTTCCGTAGAGTTGTTTTTCTTCAAGCATTTCAACAACTTCCGGTATTCTTCTATCAAAGTCACGCTTGTTTACACTTTCAAGAATCTTACTCATTTTCTCCACCTCTCAATTCTTTCAGTTTTGCTTCTGCTTCGGATTTTGCGAGAAATACTGTTTTGCCTATCTCGCTTACCGGAATACAAAATGGCTCATCGTTATTAAAAAGTCGAACCGGTAATGCTTGTGACGCGTAAATGTATGCTTCATCTCCATCATACCCAAAATAACGAACTCTCCTCATGCTGATAATATCTTCCGGTGTCTCTCCGGCTTCTAATCTGCATTCTACGCATTCGCGATAAAATTCATAGATTTTATCTCCTTTGTTACATGGGAAAATAATCATTCTGCCCTGTTCATCTAAGTCCTCGTAATCCGCTAACTTCTCCATTGCGCAATAACCTTCTTCACAGTTGGAATAATATGAATTAGGCTTTTCGCCATAGCACGAATACAAGGTTTTTAAGGATTCTTTCTCGTAATTTTCCTTTACCAAGATTCCAACAGCTGTTCGTTCTGTTAATCTCTCCATGTCTATTCCTCACTTTCTGCCAACTTTGCCATTTTCCAATCGCTTATATTGCTACTTCTGCGCACGCTCCAATGTGTCGTTCCTCCACTCCATGCGTACACTATTCCGTTCTCGTATTTTGCAAAATGTCTTTTTTCCACGCTTCTTCTTCGCTATCTCTTACCAAAATCGGCGTATCGACCGGAACTTTACTCCAATCAACAGGTGGCTCAACATATTCTGAATTAAGCCATTTGCGAAAACCATACGCACTACCTTCGCACGAATAATCTGATTTATAAAAATTACAATCTTCACATTTAATTTCTTTACAAAGTGCAGGTTCTCCATTTTTTAATCCAAACAGTGCTGTTCTTGCCGCAAGTTCTATAATCTCATTCCCATATTTTTCTTTATTCGTCATATTAAACCTCCAAATCGCATACAAACTTAATCTCATCCGCCAAACTCTGTGCTATCATCGGCACCGTCAACTGGAACTGCTTGTAATTAGCCAATGTGTCTATGTAGTCAATAAATTTGTCCGTGAAATACTGCAACTGTTTCGCTGTTATCTTAAACTCCTTTTTCAGAATCGTAAGTGTCAGTGCAAAATAGTTAAACAACGATGCGCTGGAAAGCCTGTATGCTTCACGCTCGATGCAGAAACCTTTCTTTGCATACATGTTCATTAACTGTCTCTGCGGAATTTTCCCGACTTCTTCTTTGATGTCGATTCCGTATTTACTTTTCAGATAAAAAGACAAGTCCTTTCCAGTATTTCCACCGGATGCTACTTCATCTAAGTAGGATTTCAAAAAATCCTGCAACCGGATGATTCTTGCCTGTCCGAAACCGAATTTGTCATGCAGAATTATGTACCCAATCACGACAAAATCTTTGTACGATTTTGATATAACCTTATCAGCATTTCTCTTTTCAAAATCATTTCTCCCGATAGTCCGCATTTCCTGTTTTGTGTAAAATGTCGGCTTTTTCTTCCGTCTCAACGCATTACTCATTTCTTTGATTTCTCCTTTCCGTATGTGATTTCCAACCATGCAAAATGACTCAATACAAGCTGTCTTGCACGTTCTTCGATTTCCATGCCTTTGTATTTGTTTATCAATGATTCTCCGGCTTTTACAACTTCATCCCACCAAGAATCTTTGTTGTCCGGGGAATAGTATTTCTGAATGAATTGCCAATAATCCATAAACACTTGCCATTCTTCCGAACCCTTTTCGATCTTTGCACTTGCCATAGCCGCTACCTCTAAAACGGACAATCGCCATTGTATGGCTTGAATCCGTCCCCACGTTCTTTCTTTTTAATTTCCGCAACAACATCATTGAATGGTTTTTCGATTTCAACGAACTTCATGTGATCTCCATCAAACTCCATTGCTTCACGCATTGTCATTCCCTGTCTGTTCTTCTCGATTTTTACACCCTTGGCTCCCTTGTCATTGTCTGACAGATTCCACAGCATAATTATGTTTGACGCGTCCTGTTCGATTGCCCCGGATTCCCTCAATTCTGCCATGGTAGGCTCTTTTGTGTCTCTGTTTTCGGAAGCCCTTGTTATCTGCGAAAGCGCTATTACATGTGTATTTAAGTCTCTTGCAACCGATTTTAAACCTCTTGAAATTGATGCTACTTCTTCATTTCTTCCGGAATATCTGTTATCCGGCATGAGCAATTGCAGATAGTCAACAACGATAACGTCAAAATTTTGGTGTCTGCATTCTGACTTTATCTCTCTCGGAGATACAGTACCGGATGCAATCCATAATTGATAATCACTCATTTCTTCATTTGCTTGGTTGAATTTTTCCTGTTCATCGCCAAGAAATGCTTTTGCTCTTCTGATTCTCGTTAAGCCGATTTCCGCAAGTCTTGAAATAAATCGCTCATACACTTGTTTATCGCTCATTTCAAGGTTGAAATATGCAACCTTAAGTCCTTTTTTTGCCATATTCCCAATAATCTGCGTTGTGAGTGCGGATTTTCCGACTGCTGGTCTTGCGGCAATTACTGTTACATCACCGCGTTCAAGGTCTCCAAGCGCATCATCAAGTTGCGATAACCCGATTTTTATACCGCCCTCTCCAACACTTTCGTTGAAATATTTGTCTTTATTCTCAACCGAAATCTGCTTAATTGGTTTTAGCTTTACTTCTTTTCCCTCTTGCAAATGTTCAAGTCTTGTAAGAAGATCGCTGATTGTATCATCAATGTCACATGGTTTTAAACTAGATTTCTGATACATTTCACGAACCGTTCTTGCTTTGTATTCTTTCGCAACCGCATCGGCATAGCTTCTAACCATAGTTGAAGTGATTGTTCCGGTAATACAAGATTTCATCAATTCGCTAATCTGCTCCTGGGTGTATTTGTGGTTCTCAAGTGCCATTGATAAAGACATTGGGTCTATGCTTTCATTCCGGTCATACATGGCAAGCATTTCCTTGTATGTGTCCTGCGCAAAATCCGAACTAAACATTTCCGGTTTCAATGTTCGCCAGATGCTATTTAGCACATCATTGTCAATCAGTACGCACCCGATCACTCCAAACTCTGCTTCTGTCAATTGCAATCACCTCGTTTCTCTGCGATCTGCAACCAATAGTCGGAATCATTTTTCAACCAATCAACATATTTTGGAATGTACCGAAAATCCGTATCGTCTGGATTCTTTTCTTGATAGTCACTCAAATATGCTTCTGTGGCTTTGTATAACAGCCGTGCAATGTCTGGCTGGTTCTCTTCGATAACTTCTAGCACTTTATCCATCCAAGCCGTTTTAGAGGTACTGTACGATGTTTTCTTGGGGTATATATTAAAAGTCTTTTTCCAAGCATCGTCAAAATCAAACAAATCTCCGGAATCGGTCGACAGCGAATTTTCTTTTATATTTTCTTTCTCTTTATCTTCTTCTTTTTCTTCTTCTTTATCTGAAACAGCGACGTCAGACGATTTATCGGGCGATTTTTGCTCAATTAGGTTCTTCTGCTTCTTTCTACGGTTCTGCTGATATAGCCTGTCACGTTCCTTTTTCTTCTCATAAGCGTCAAGTGTTTGGTGCTTATTCCAATTCGGAATCGTTATCACATTGTCAACAACTTCAATCATTCCAAACTCTTCAAATGTCTTAAGCGCAAGTCTTACCGTGTTCAAATCTCTGCGGAAAATGGTGGCAAGCATTTCATCCGTAAACGGTAACTTGTTGCTCATCATAAACACACCGTTGTTATTCTGTTTTCCGGCAAGAATAAGAAGTTTGAACCAAATCGTAATGATGCTATCCGCACTCGGCATACTCTCAATCAGCAGAATCTTTTCATCATCAAAGACATCTGTTGTGATTTTAATCCACTTGACTTCTGCCATTTAATCGCTCTCCTTTTGTCAAATATTTATCTTCTGTAATTAAGCGGTCAATTTCGCGTTCCAATTGCGCGTACGAAATAATCATCTTGTGATTAGTGCCATTTTCATCGTTGTATTGAATTTCATGCGACTTTGCATCATGTATGGCATCGTGAACAATACATTGTTTATCTGTCATAAATCCAAAGCCACCGACACCATATTCCTTTTTCAAAAACTTAATTCTGTCTGATTGGTTCTTATTCTCTGAAAAATACATAAAAATTCGCTTTTTCCCATCCACAGATAAACTCCCTTTCATGGCATATTCGGAAACAGGATTAAACTTTTCATTCTTATCCACGGGGAACAAATCAAACAAACTCATTTGACCAATGCAAGCTTGATTTCCAATGGTCATTCCTTGTCACTCTCCCCGTATGCATCTTCTGAAATCAAAGCCATAAACTTCTCATACTGCTTTTCAGAAACCTTATTACCCTGTTTTTCCGGCTTCAAGCGGATTTCAAGGTGCTTTTCAGCAATATGCGATAATTCCTTAGCAAGAGTCTTTTTGCCTTGTTGTACGCCCTGCATATAACCTTTGACCACTTTTCTTTCTCCGATTGAACCACTTGCGCGATTTTCTCCTTGACCGCCCAAACTGACATTACGCAATTGATAGCCTTTATCTGCATATAACTTGATGTAATATTTCTCCTTTTTATCAAGCTGGTTCTCTGGGAAATTCAGAAATTCAACTCGCCAACCATAAGGGTTGTCGCTCTCGTTGTACAACTTATGTTTCCGTAAACTAAGGTCTATGTGTTGTTCATAGCCTGTAAGGTGGCTACACAATCTGCTGATTATATGCAGTGCCTGCCCGATATACGCATACCGGAAACCATTTTCATCCTCACGAAGTAAGAAGTATATTCCGCTTTCATCATTCAGTTTCGGATTCAACGCAAGCCACTTCTGTTTATTTTTGGCTTCGATGGCTTTTGCCTGTCTAAATTTCTTATAATCCACCCCAATCACTTCCTCTCCAATGGCTTCATGCTCATTTTAGCCACAAACTTTCCGTAACTCATCCCTGCGGCACGTGCCATGTGGTTCACAGTCTTGATTACATCATTCTTTTTCTTTGGCTTTCTCAATCGTTCTTTAACTTCATTGCCGATGCAGTCTTGGCAATCAACTTTGCGTTCATCTATCGTCATAAACAGTCTGCCACATTTCGGGCATATTCTTGTATACACAATTCTTCCAGCCTTTTTAAAATTCTTAAACTGTGCGTATCTTTTTGCACATTTGGGTCTGCAGTATTTTTGATCTGGTCGCTTCGGCTCAAATTCAGCCATACAGTATTCGCATAATTTCAATTTTTACCTCCAATCTTTTGTAAGGGCGGCGCGGTAAGCGCACCGCCAAAACATGGCTTTCAATAAGGTTTGTGATAACTATTCGCCAAACAAGATAGTTTCTTTTAGGCTTTCGCCAAGGTGTTTCAACCAATCAGAACGGACAAAGGTTCATATCAACCTCTAGTCCTTTTTCTGCAACATAAACATTTGATCCATATTCAATTGTTTCTTTCGTTCGTTGTAGGAATAACGCGGGATCTCCGCTTGTGTCCGATAAGTGTATTAAAACGACATTTCGTAAAGCTGGGTTGTCGTTCGTCTGAATAAATTTAAGTGCCGTATCAAGGCTCATATGACCTCGCAAACGGTGTTCGTAATTTGGCTCATTCCGGTCTACCAAGTCCATGCTATAATTGGCTTCAACCATGATATGCTCAACCTTTATACCGGAAAAGTCATATCTGCAATATTCCAAGTCGGTCAAGAATAACAGCTTTCCCATTTCCTCATGCTCGATTAAATAGCCATAACACTCGATTTCCGTGTCATGCGGCACATTGAATGGGGTAACCGTAAAACTGCCGATTTGCCGTGGTCTGCGCGGTGGAATAGGTGCTGTACGTTCTCCGGTTATGGTTTCAAGTGCGGTCTGCGTTTCAAAAGCCGTGTAAACCGGAATGCCGGATTTCATGAAATCTTTTATGTATCGCGCATGGTCTCCTAACCATGCTCATGTGAGACGATGCATCCTGCGACATCAGAAATACGCCAATCAATCATTTTCTTAAAATCCATGAATTTGCATCCGGCTTCGATTGCAAGAATTTCGCCACTATTGCTGATTAAAGCGTAACTGTTGCCTGCCGATGATGAACCGCAACAACGCATAAGCATTTAAACCACCTCACTTTCTTAATACAAATACTGGAGAATCGGGTTCAAAATCCATCCAAGAACTGTAAAAATCCACATAACCGGAATATACACCTTGCTTTCCCAAACGTTTTCACTCCGTATTTTCTTATAGATTGGGAATCCAATCACCCAAACAAGCCAAGGAATAAATGCTATTAGTCCGAATAATGCTTTTTCCATACTCTACTCCAATTCTTCCTCTGCCGGAAACTGAAAATATTCTGTTGTAGCTTTCCGAAATTGTTCCACGCTCAAAATGCTCTGTGCTTCTTCAAAACTCTTTGAACCGGCTGTACAATGATAAAACACATTATTTTCATATATTTTTCTAAGCCTTTCCATAGCTTTCTTTGCCTTTTCTTCGGAACCATATTCAGCCATTCTTATTGTCGAAAAAGAGTTGCAGCAATAAATAGCCGCATTTACAACATCTTCATATTTCCCGACTACCATATTTAAAGAACTGACTTCATATGGTACATCCATTGTTCCGTCCTGCGATATAACTCTCATAGCAACCTCCCTAATCTTTCATAAAGTCCGGTACGTTCTCGTCATTCTCAGCAACTTCTCCGGCTACCTTCTCTGGCTCGACTGCTGCACTTTCGGTTGAACAAGGTTCCGCCGTAACAAATGGCTCACTGTTGGCGTTCTCCGTAATATCACGCTTGACTTGCTCTTGCAAATCTTCCATCGGATATTCCTTGAAATCGCCATCCTCGATTTCTTCCTTGGTATAAAGTCCCATTGTCAGCTCCGGGCAATTAAGGCTAGAGAAAAATGATGCTGCTCTATAACGAAGCATTAACTGCGGCATTGTTTTCCACTTGCTGCCGTTCTTCTTCGTCCAACCTTCATCATCTGCCATCTGCATATTAACTTCCATGCCCTCAATTCTTCGACCATTTTTCATAGTCCACGCAGTGCAAGAATAAGGTTTTCCGTTCTTGTCCTTGGTTTCGTCGTACTGCAACTCCATGTCGAATTTGTTGCTGGCGTTGATAGACGCGATCAAAAACTTACTGCTCCAGCTTGGCTTGCCCTGTATCAGAAAAAGGTTCTGCATAACCATAAGTGGGCTGATGCACATTCTCTGCGCCTGCTCAATGGCAATCAAACAGTTAGATGGATTTTTCTGATACGTCTGCGGAACTATTGTTGACTCGGCTAACGCCTTTGCCATCTGCATAGCCATGATGAAATTGTCGGATGTTCCGAAAATTCCAAGGCTGTAATCGGTAACCTTGTTATTGTGTGTTGCAACCTCTGTCTTTTCTTCTGCCTTTACTAATTCTGTGTTCTCTGCCATAATTATTTTTCCTCGCTTTCTTTCCTTATTGCTTTTCTAAATGCTCCATTTTTAAGGAATTTCAAAACAAGATTGAGTTGCATATTCTTGAAAACCTCTATGTGCTTTGTACTGTGATACCACATTACCCATTCCTGTTTCAAAAGTTCCTCAATTCTTGTAATCTGCTCACCCTCTGCGAATTTTCGCTGACTCAAAAGATATTCCCTGTGTTTTTGAATGTTCTCGCATTTTGCGCACTCTTCGGAAGAATACCTTGAATAATGCTTTCCATTAAGGTTTACAGACAATGCACAATATCTACATGGATTAACTCTCATCGTCACCACCGCTTTCCGGTTCATCACACTTCTTCACAACTGCCACCTTATCAGCGCCGTAGGTATCCACCCACTTCATATCAACTGCTTCATCCGTAACAGTCAACTTTGCACCCTTGGCATTTACAACCGTGTCACCGGCTTTCAAAGAATCCTCGGTGCGGTACACGTAACTTCTTGCGCTGTTCGTGAATTTTGCTTTGATATAATTCATTCTGGCACCTCCACAATCTCTCCATTTTCAATCGTATACCAAGTATCCGGCTTAATATTATCGCCGTCTACCTGCACCATCTTTGCTCCGTTAAGGGTCCATGCACTTTGGTTATTTCTGTCATATTCCGGGTAATCTTCTGAACCAGTGTATTCCCAGTCTGCAAAAACAAGAAACGAGCCAATAACACCCTTTGCTTTTGATTTGTAGCCCCAAGCAACAGATACTGCGTCCTTGTCTTCTGCCGAGGATGCTCCTTTGTATCCGGTTGCCGAGGATGCTCCACAGTTGCCGGTTGCCGAGGATGCTCCGTAGTCTCCGGTTGCCGAGGATGCTCCTTTGTATCCGGTTGCCGAGGATGCTCCGTAGTCTCCGGTTGCCGAGGATGCTCCTTTGTCTCC